AATCTAATTTCTCTAAGAAATCTTGGAATTGTTTTTCTGTATAATTAACTTTGAGTAATATAGTTTTCTTATTGATATAGTTACCATCTGTATAGTAACTAATATATGCACATTTGATTGTGCTTTTAATTCTTTTATCATTTACAAATAAAAGGAATTCTTCTTTTGCATTCATTTCTTTCTCCTTAAAATAAAAAGAGCCAATATTCTCATATTGACTCTCTATGTTAAATTGTAATTCTAATTGTTTCATTTGTTGGGATGTTATCTTTAGCAAAGTTATCTAAAGCTATGAATTCTTCAACTAACTTTATAATATTTTGTATCTCTGCCATTGCATTACTTTTTACTTTAGAAGATATTTCTTCTGGGTTGATTGTTAATACTGCAATTTTGTTATCTTCATAATATTTCTCTTCAGAATAATCTTTGTTTTCATCACTTCGAACCCAAATCTTTTCATTTCTAGAAACTAGAAATGCTAATAATTCATCATTAGGCTCTTTAAACCAAAATATAACAGTAGCATAAAACATTGGTATATATTGGTTACTGTTATCATATACCCATTTATAGGTATATTCTATTTTAGCATTCAATATCACATTAAACTTTTCTGCTGTTTCCTTTATCTTCTTTCCCATTTCATTTCTCCATTTTAAATCCAAAGTGTTCTAACTCTAATTCTGCTTCTTTAGCTAAAAGAGTTCTATAACTATTATTTGGATTAGATTGATTGAATGTTATTATTCTATTCTCTATAGAATTTAAATCTTTCTTTATTCTATTAAGATTGAATTTAATCTTATTAATTCTATTCTTATTTTTCATTTTTTTAACCTTTATGATTAGATTAAGTGAGGATAAAATAAAAAAGCTATATCGTAATTTTATTCACAATATAGCTTTCATTATTTATTATTTAGGAATCTTTTATTTCATTAGACTCAATAAACTATCTAATGTACTAGCATCAATAGCATTATCTACATCAACTCTTTCACTTATTTTCACTAAATTGATATAGCTTTTCATTTCACTACCATCTGCATTAAACTTTCCAGAATTATTCTTTCCACTAATAACTTGATAACCTTTTGCTGTTACATAATCACCAGTTCCAGTAAGATCCTTTGTCAATATTTCAATAGCATCTGTTAATTCATGCACATTACTGGCAAGTCTATATCTTGGTTGACTCAATTGCACAACCTCTCCAGTTTCTTTATTAACATATTCTGACTGAAATTTTAACTTTCTATTTCCTTTTTCTGCTTCTGTTATCATTGCTGATAAAATACTCTCAACTTTTGTTTTTAATTCTTGATTCATGACTATTTCTCCTATAGATATTATATAAAATTATTTAAGATGCTTGAATCCCAAACACCAAAAAAGGACATACCCAAACCAAAAGGAAAAGAAATACCTGAAAGAGGACAACACCAAAAGACAAGAGAAAAAGATAAGTCTGTGTTGTATTGTTTATAATGTCAACTAATTTTGATGTGTATGAATAGGTATATGTGTGTGTATGGATAGATGAGAAAGATGAGCTAAATGAGAATATTCGATGTAAAATATCAAATACAATGTATCAAATACTATATATAGGGAAGAGATAAAAGAGATGTTCTCAGAACCTTAAAGGAAGGGTAAAAAAGATTAGAATATGAGCTAAAAATAAATCTTTTTTTAGGGTAAAATTAAATTAACTGCACTCTAGGAGAAAGTTATTTTGTAAATACTGCTAATTATGGATAGTTATATCTTAACTTGACTATGTTTATAGTTATTCTTATATTACTGTATAAAAATTGAAATTAAATGTAAACAACTATAAAAGGAGTAAAGTTATGTTAGAATATGCAGGGAAGAAAGGAATGCTAATATATCCAGAGAATTTATTGAATATTATTGGAGCTAATTTAGATAGTAAGATTACAGCTTTAATGATAATCTTATTGAATTGCGATTCAGATGGTAAAGTTAAAACTAGTAAAATAAATAGAATTATAAGTGAAACTTTGAGTGTCGATATTGATTATGTATCTAGAATAATTATGACTTTGAATAAAGAAGGTTATTTAGAAAGATTAGGAAGAGGAAGTTACATAGTTAATCCTTATCTATTTTCTAATAGGAAAAAGAGTATGGAGAACAGATATAACTTTAATGAATTGTTTGAAGAATGATTAGATTGAATAGAGTCATATCTAGATGATTAGAGTGGATAGAGTTTGTACAATATATAACTGTAATAAATAAAAAAAGAGAATATTTCTATTCTCTTTAATATTATTCTATAGTACAATCACATCCCTTATTAGCATATTTCTTTGCCAATGTTAATGCAGTCCATTCTGATATACCTATCATTCTCATAATAAGCATACCTTTAAAGTATATTTTAATACTCATTTTAGTATTCCTTAGTTTGATTAAATGAATATGCTCCCAATTAAGGGAGCATTATAATTATTGCATTAGTTTAGCTAATTCATCTAAATCAGTATCACTAACAACAGAATCTGCATTAACTCTTTCGCTAATCTTTATTAGATTAATAAAAGACTTCATTTCAGACCCATCTTCATTAAATTTAGCTGAATTGTTTACTGCTTTAATTACTTGGTAATCACCAGCAGTAATGTATATATTAGTACCAGATAATGAATCTGTTAACATACTAATAGCATCAACCAATATAGCTTGTCTAGTAGCTAAGCCATATCTTGGTTGATTTAAGATTACTTCTTTGCCATTATCATCTATATAAGATAATTGTGGCTTTAATGATTTAATCTTTGTTGCTTCAGCTATCATCGCTACTAACAATGACTCAACTTTTTCTTTAAGTTCCATATCGAAACTCTCCTATAATAATAAATAATAATGTGTATGCCTTTCATACACTAAAAAAGAACATACCCAATTAGATATAAACTACATAATTAAAAGAGGACACCATAAAAGAAGAGGGGGGATAGGGAAGATGATGATGATGAGGATATGGAGAACTACTTCCTCATATTTTGACAATTTTTTTGAAACTATTCTATCTCCTTACATTTTGACAATTTTCTATAAACATTTGCCTTAAATCATAAAATTTTTTTATAAATTTTTTACAAATATTTAGGGATATACTTCGGTTTTGCCTTCGGGTTTCTTGTTTCTTTTTGGTGTCTTTGCTCTCCGGTATGGGTATGTTTTTTCTTGCTGTTTTAAATGAATAATAATTAATATGGAGATCTATGAGAGAAATTATTTTTAAGTATCGGAACAAAAAGGAGGGGAATGTTAAAGCAAATGAGGAAATGGTATTAAAGAAGTTCGGTTATATATTTAATGGTTCTTTGAAAGAGATATTATTAGTGTTATATGTTAATAGTAAAGGAGAGATATTTGAATATGAGACTATTGCTACTGGAGGGAGTGGTGAATTAAGTGTATATGTTAGTGATATATTTAGAGGAGCTATATTTAATGGTGCTGATGGTATTATATTGGTACATAATCATCCTGCAGGATATTTAGAATTTAGTGAAACTGATTTAAGATTTATGAAATTGTTAATAGAACAGTCTAGTTTATTAGGTATTACTATAATAGATTCTATGGTAATAGCAGATAATAAGATTATTAGTATAACAGATAGTGCTAAAAAGAAAAAGGAAGAGTAAAATGAGTGATTCTGGATATTATCCAATAGGAGCAGAGAATGATGAACATGCTCCATATAATAAAGAAGATAAAGTGGCAATAAAATGCCCACATTGTTCAAACGATGATTTAGAAACAATACAAATTAGATGTAGAGTTGAATTGAAAGGTAAATCAGTCAAATTATGGGTTATATTATATAGCTATTTAGATGTTATTGGAGAAGATGAACTTTATGATGCTGATGAACTGTATTGTTCTAAATGTAATAATTTCTTTTAAGGAGAATAGAATGGAAAACTTAACAGATAGAATTAGAATTAAGAAAGAGGAAATTGAAGCTAAACAAAAAGAACTTGATAGCTTCCAACCTGATAATATTGATTATGAAGACCAATTTGATGAAATGCTGAATTACTCTTATCCTAAATTATTTGGTATGCTACCTTCTCGTATTTTATATGATTGTGATCGTCAAAAATATTATAAGGATCTCAATAATTTTGTTTATTCAATGGATATTAGAGAACATAAAATGTATATACAACTTGAGAAAGAGTTGGATGATTTAGAAAACGAACTATTTCAATTAGAACTTGAAGGGTTAGGATAATATGGAAGATATAAAATGTCCTTATTGTGGGAATAGCAGATTATCAAATATGGAAGCTAAGTTATGGGTCAATTTAGGGACATATTCTGCTGATGTTGAAAATTATTTAGATGAAGAAGAAGAAATATTTTGTATGGAATGTGGTCAAATATTCAAATTAAGAGAAGGAAAACAAAATGAAAATTAAAAAGATTCATAACCTAAAAGCATATAAGAATATAGATAAGAACCAAATGCTATTAAAAAGATATAATTATATGCATAAACATGATGAAAATACTGTAGAGATAACTAATGGATTTATAATAGCAAGAATACCAGCTATTGATGTAGAAGATGAGTTCTATTCACCTAAGGTTAATCATATTGATGTTAGTGATAAAAATGTTATGATATATCCTAAAGTAGATGTAGAAGCTAAAGAAGTTATGTACCCAAAAACAGATATTGTATTTAAAGATGCTGAAAAAGAACAATTCTTTAGTGTTGGAATAAATGCTAAATATCTATATGAATTAGCTAATATTTTAGGAGACAATCAAGTTATCTTAACTTTCAATAATGCTGATAATCATATTATTGATGTTAAACCAAAAAGTAATAATGGAGCTTATGGATTATTAATGCAATTTAAAATACAAGATCCATTAAATAAATATAAAGAATTGTTAATGGAGAAAAAGGATGGAAAAGTTTAAAGTAACATTCTTAGAAGAAACATTAACACTAAAAAGCGTTATTATTAATGCTGATGATCCAAGAGTAGCTGCGAAAATAGTTAAAGATGGTGTCAGAGAACTGACAAGAGAAGAATTAGAAACAATGAAAAGTGAACATTTAGTTTATGTTGGTAGAATTATTAAAAGTATAGAAGGAGAATAAAATGAATAATGTAGTAGTAGAGAATTTAGTAAATTCTAAAATTTATGTAAGAAATAATATTAGTTATATGCAACCTAGTAGTATTATAAATCCATTCTTAGATATTCTAGGTTATGGTAAAGAATTTGGTGGTGAAGTATTTATTCAAACACAAAATGAAGTAGTTAATCAAAATATTGGTGGAGATGAGAATATTGCATATCCAAGATTCTTGGTTGAGTTAAGAAAAAGTGAAGTTCTATTTGGAGATGTTCAATATCAAAATACTTTTGGATTATTAGTTGCAATGGATCAACAAAATCCTTTAGTTAAAGTATATACCGGAATGAATGTAAGTGCATGTACTAATCTTTGTATATTCAATGCAGAGCATGTATTCCAACAGAATCTAATGGAATCTTTAGATAATACTTTTAATGCTGTTAAAATGTATGCCAATAATGAACAGCAAAAAATTGATGATTATAGAAAAACTCATGAAAGATTAGTTAATACTGTAATGAATCAAGAACAATTAAATGAGAGATTAGGCTATCTTCTAAGAATGGCTAATACTACTAAATTAGGTACTAGTCCAATAGTAGGTGCTGCTAAGTTATTAAGTGATAGAAAATCTGTTTATTTTACTGATAAAGAATCAACTCTTTATAACCTTTATAATGCTGTTACTCAAGGGATTACAGATAGTGCTGATTTGTTTTATAAGACAGATAAAACATTAGGATTGACTAGATTATTGCTAAATTAAAAGGAGAATAATGTGAAATATAGATTAAGAGTAACAAAAAGAAAGAGTGGCAAATATCTATATGAAGTTTTAGATAATGAAGATAATATCATAAGCAAAAGAGAAAGTGAACGTAAATATGTAGCTTGTACGATTGATGGTATAGAGTATTTTGGAAGACTTGATCTAATTGCTAAAAGTAAACATGCATTAAAAACACCAATAGCTTTTGTTAGAGTAGGAGAATGGAATGAAATTGAAGACTAAAAAACAAGTATTAGAAGAAAATCCTGATTATAAAGTTCTTATTAATGCTGTTATAAGTAGAGTAGGGTTAGATTCAATACAAAATATTATAAGTTATGGTATCGAAGGTGGATACAATGGATTTGTTTATTATTCTGATACGCATTAATTTGCTATGAGATACAGAAAATATATTGTTCCAATGTTAGAAGAAATGGCAGATTCTCTTGGAGAAGATGTAGTAGGAATGATTAAAGGGTTTGGAGTGTGTAGACATTCTAGAATGGATAAAAATGAATTAAGAAACCTTTATAAATATTTAGGTTATGCTAAATGCGAACAAGATTCTGTTACAAATGTAATGGCTTGGTTTGCAGCAGAAGAAGTATGTAGAATGTTTGAAAATTGGGATTAAAATAATTGGAAACAGATAAATTTTATGTTGGTTCATAAAATAAAATTGTTTAATTTAAGGAGATAAAATGAAAGATAATGAAGATATTCGTGAATTAAATTTTAAAATGGAAGAGTTAGTTCTTAATACTTATTCGGTAAAATTACCAAAAAGCAAATTAGAAATAGCAAAGAAAGCAATAAAAGAAGATCCAGAATCAGTATTTGCATTAGATGAAATAGAATTTGAAATTGAAACAACAGATTATATTGAGTCTTATTATAACACATTAAAAATAATAGAATAGGAGAAGATATGGCATTGCCAGTATTTGAAGAAGCTGGAAGTGGTAATCCAGAAAGAATATTTTTGTATTCTCATCCAAAAGTAGGGAAGACTACATTATTAAGTGGATTACCTAATAATTTAATTGTAGATACAGAAAATGGAAGTAATTCTATTCCTGGTATAAGATATAATTTAATTAAAGAATCTAAAAAGAAAAACAAAACACCACTCATTATGTTCAGAGCATTAGCAAAAGCAATAGCAGCTAAAAATGAAGAGATTAATGATTATGCTTATGATTATATATCTATTGATACTGTAACTGGTATGGAAGATTTAGCATTAGAATTAGCAACAGAAAACTTCAAGAAATCAGTCATTGGGAAACAATATAAAGGCAATAATGTTATTGCTGATATTCCTTCTGGTGGAGGGTATATGTGGTTTAGAGATGCATTTGAAGAATTATATAAACTATATGATGGATTAAGTCGTTATGGTTTGATATTAACTGGACATGTTAAGCTTACTAGTGTCCCAAGAGAAGGTATTGATGTTGCTGTTACTGATATTAATTTAACCGGAAAACTAAAAGATTTTATCACTAGAGAAGTTGATGCTATTGGTACATTAGAAAGAAATAAAGATAATCTTAAACAAGTTATGGTTAGCTTTATAACAGATACAAGAAGTTTAGCAATGGGAGCAAGACAAGCCCATATAGCTAATAAGAAATTCGTAATAAGTGAATTACAGGAAGATGGAACTTTCAAATTCTTTTGGGATAAGATATATCTTAAAAAATAAGTTCTATTTATAATTAAATAACAAAAAAAAGGAGAAACAAATGGCTCAATTAATGGATCCAAATGCAACATCATTTGAAAGTGATGGAATTTTTATTCAAGAAGCAAAAATAACAAATGTAACAAAAGGGAAAGAAGATCCACAATATCCAAAACAAATGAATTATGTATTGGAATTGGAATTTGAAAAGAAAGCAAAAGAAGGTAGTATAGCAGAAACATATAAAAAGAATATGTATTTAACTGGTAATTTGTTAAAGAATGGTAATATCCCATTAAATCTAACTAATTTTCTTTATGCTGTTGGAATAGCGAATACAGAGAATTTAGATAAATTAGTAGAAGATTTTAGTACATCTAATATTTCTAAAGAATTGAAAGAATTATTAATTGGTAAAAAGATTATGACTCTTCAATTTGTAAGTGGTACTTATACATCAGAAAAAGATGGAACAGAAAAACCTTCTTATAAATTCTGGAATATGCAATGTGAAGGATTTAAATATCCTAATCTATTTTCTACTGAAATAGATAATAAGATTATTAGAGAAGAATTCAAAAAGAAATGTGAAAGTAGTTACCCACCAAAATATACACCAGAAGTCTTAACTGCTAATACAGAAACAAAGCAAGAAGATACAACCGAAGAAGAAGATTTAATATAACAATCTTAAAGTCCTTAATTATTGATTTAGTTAAGGACTTTTTATTTAAGGAAATTATATGAAACAATTAGAAATCCAAGAAGCAATACAAGAAGCTGGGTATAATGTAGTAACTTGTGGTGATTGTGGGTGTGTATTCTTCCATGAAATTGGTGAAAAGATATTAGTTTGTCCTCATTGTGATGAAGAACAGGAATGTTCTGATGCTCCCGATTTATTTTACCCACAATGGAGTTCAGACATAAATAAATAGAGGAATAATATGAAAATGCAAGAATGCGATAAATGTGAATTTAAGTATTATCAAGCTAATAAATTAATTTGCAGAAAAAAATATAAACCAAGATTTTATTTACCTAAACATCCTTATGATGCTAACTTTGGATATAAATGTAAATGTGATGATTTTAAAGCGAAGGAATGATGATGGAACAATATATAGAAATTACAAACTTTTTAGATGTTAGAGGAAAGTTTTATCCTACAACTGCATTAAAGAAGTTCATAAAACCTAATATGGAGACTTATAGAAGTTATTTTATATATGATGAAGTTATAGTACAAAAGATAAAAGAAGGAAAAGAAATAGGTGGAAAAGGTACTACTGGAAAGTTTTATCTTAATCAAATAGTATTTGATATAGATAGAGGAGATAAAGATTTTATTACTTTATTAAATCAAGTTAAAGATGTTGTTAATATATTGATTAAAGAATATGATTTAGAGTCTCAATTTCAGATATGGTTTAGTGGAAGAGGATTTCATATTCATTTGCCTAATATATTTGATTTTCAACCTTCTAATAACCTTCCAGACATCGTTAGAGCTACTATAGGAGAGATATTTCCTATGGTTGATACTAAACCTATACATAAGAGAGGTCTTATTCGTGTAGGTGGTTCTATGAACGTTAAATCGAGTCTTTATAAAGTAGCAATAACAGAAGATGAGTTATGGGACTTAACAGAAGAGCAAGTTATAGATTGGAGTAGCAAAAATAGACAAATAGAACTAATCAAACCAAAAGATTATCCTATATATCCAGATTTAATAATCTATCCTAAAGAGAAAGAAACTATTGGAGTAGAACCATTAGCTTTGACTATGAAGATCAAACCTAACGATGATGTAACATGTATGCAACGAATATTAGAAAGAGGAGCAGTTGAAGGACATAGACATGATGATGTGCTGTTATTAACATCTTGGATTAGAAGAAAGAATCTTCCTATCCAAATAGCAATGAGTACAGTAGAATCTTTCGTGAAGGAAAAATCTTCTGAATGGACTAGATTAGTTTATGGTGGATATAAAAATGAATATTCTTATGGATGTGATAATCCTACATTAAAGAAATATTGTTCACCAAGTTGCATTCATTATCAGCATAAAAACTATTTACCTAAGATATTTGGGATGCAAAAGATGCAAGAATTGTATTCTGAATCATTAAGAAGTGGATGGAAAGAAAATGCTATAAATATGGCTAATTTCTTTGGTATAACAGATGAAAAAGGTATGTGGTTAAGACCTGGTCATGTTATTGGTATAGTTGCCGACACAGGAAATTCAAAAAGCGCTCTGATGCAAAACCTTTGTTTAGCTTATAGAGATTTTGGAAAGATATTCTATATAAATACAGAAATGCCAGATGATGAATTATGGGAAAGATTCTTGACTATTGATTTAATGATAAATAATGAAGAAGTTAGAGAAAGAACAATGAATGGAGAAGTATTAGGAGAAGGAATGAACCATATTCAATACTTAGCTATAATACCAAAATATGAAGATTTAAGAAAGAGTATAAGAACAATAGCACCAAAGATATTGATAATTGATGTTATTGATGATATTAATTTAAAAGGTGGGAGAGATATTCATAATCAAGAAGATATGTTTGCTGATATTAAACAATTATCAAAAGAGTTAAAGATGATTACATTTATGGTACATCACGTGACTAAATCGTCTGTAATGAATGATAATGGTTCTTCTAAGAATGTAACAAAACATAGTGGGAAAGGCAGTTCAGCTTTTGAACAGAAATGTGATTTAATGCTTGGTATAAATGGGGATCCAAAAACACCATTTAGAAAAGTAGAGCATTTAAAAGGAAGAAGTACAAAACCATTTGTTACAAATTATTATGTTGATCCAGATACATTCAAATATGTTATAATTAAAGATAGTCCACCATCAACAAACAATAAAGCTAAATTAGCTAGATAAAAGGAGAAAAATGAAAAATAAAACATTAACTGTAACAGAAAGAATAGGGAACAAAGAATTAAAGTTTGTTATTATGATAAATCCTTCAGATGATTTTCCTTGTGAAGTTTATGAAGCAGAAGCAATAGGTGATAAATTCAGTTTTAACTTTATTGAAGGCTTTTCTCATTTAACAGATGCATTCTCTTTTGCTGGTAAAATGAAAATGGATAATAAAAAGAATGGATAATATTGTTGCTGGTATTGATATAGGATTACATGGTAGTTGCTGTATATATCTTAATGGTAAATATTATGCTTATAAACCTATGGAGTATGTGCAGTTATTTAAACGTTTTGATGGAATACCAATTTCAGTATATATAGAACAAATACATGCATTTCCTGGAATGGCTAGTAAAACATTATGGTCAATGGCAGAAGAGTATGGGAGAGTTCTAGGTATAATGGAAACATTAGATATTCCTATTACTTTTGTAACTGCACAGAAATGGCAAAGGGATTTAGATTTGCCAAAAAAACAAGATTATACACAGAGAAAAGAAAATCTATTCTTAAAAGCAAAAGAACTATTTCCAAATGAACCAGTATTCAAATATAATGCAGATTCTTATCTTATTTGTAGATATGGAATAAAGGATATGGACAATGAAGCTGAAAAGACAAGAAGTTGAATATCTTCAAAGATTAGTTATGAAAGAAATTAATAGTGATAAAATTAAGAGAGGTGATAATGCTTCTCTTAATTATGCTATTGGATTAATAATATTAAATAAGTTGAAAGGAGAGAATAATGGAAAATAAAATTGGAAAATTATTAGATTGGATCAAAGAAGAAAAGAAAGATATTATTTCTTGTATTATTGAAAGAGCAATTATGTACAATAAAGATGCTTGTGGTCGTGATGCTTGGTTATTTGATAGTTCAATATTAGATGATAATTTTATAGATTGGGGAGAAGAAGATTTAGAGAATCACAATTGGGATTTAAGTAGATTAAAAACATTAGAAGAAATACAAATAAAATTATTAAGAACAATATTATTGGAGGATATGTGAACCTATTAAGAAATCAAAGCAAGAAAGATAGAATATTATCTTTGATAGAATACAATTATGGTGAAATAAGTGAAAATGAAGAAAAACAAATATTAGATTTAGATTCTTTGATTAAAGAAGATGTTCAAACTTATGGTTTAATGATAGTTGAAAAAGATTTTGAATCAAGAATGGATAATCTTAAACAGATTAAAAAAGAAATAGATAATCAAATAAAGTATTTGGAATCTGAAAAGAATAAGATTAAATATACATTAGCTAAATATTTAGAAGAGTTTGGTTCACAAGAAGTAGAAACTGCAAGTGGTACTAAATTATTAAAAGTAGGTTATACAGAAAGAAGAAGTATTAATATTGATTTAGTAGAACCTAAGTATGGAAAGTATATCGTTGAATTAGATGCTAGTATATTTAATGAAATAATTGATATTCTAAATTCTATGACAACAGATTATGATTTTGAAAGAAAAGTATTGTTAGCTGATTTGCCAGATGATCATAAAGCTATTAGCAAAGAGATGAATCCACAAATCAAATTAGTTAAAAAATAAGGAGTGAGATATGGTAATTGAATTGCCAGTAGTCTATGATGAAGTTGAAGAAAATACAAAAACATTATTTAGAATACCAGATAATAATTTAGTTAGGATTAATGAAAATGATGAATATCCACAAAAGACTAATTTGTTTATAGGTACAGAAGAGTTTATGTATTTAATAGACTTACCTTATGAATTAGTTAGAGAGTTGATAATACAAAGTGACAAATAAGCTCTATAAAGCTCTACAATCAATTATAATGTTAAACCTATCTAAATGTATATGTAATAGATATTATTTGATTGTAGAGCTTGTTAGACAGCTTAAATAGGAGGATATATGAAAGATAAAAGAATAAAAAGTTTTATTGGATATTTAATGGCTATTACCGGATTAGTAATAGCAATATTAACAAATTACACTCAAAGATTTAATAATCCAGATTTATCAGAAACAAGAATATTTTTAGAGAATTTCTTTTCTTATACTATTGGTATAGTGATGTTCATTGTAGGTATGTGGCTTACAAGAGATGAGAAAACAGACAAGAACAAAACACAATGTAAACATTTGCATACTGTAGAAATTAGAAGAAGTTATGAGGATAGATATATTAAATTAGTATGCCTGGATTGTGATAAAATAATTTATAAAGATATTTAGGAGTAATCAATGGCACTAAAAATAACAATAAATGTATTTGATGAAACAGTAAACAATTACACTAATGTTCCTATGGGAGCATATAGTGAAGAAACAAGAAAAGCTAATGTAAGAGCAAATAACAAAAGAAAAGAAGAAAATGAAGCTAAAAGATTTCACTATCCAACAGATGGTGATTTCTTTATTCCAAATAAATCATCTTCATATAGAAATGGTGCATTTTGGATGACACAAGATTTGAAACCTAATGGAATTTATCCATTAAATAATGAGATGTAATATAATCATAAGAATGAAAGGAGTACAAATGGATGGTAAGAAATTTGATAGTGCAAAAAGTTTTATAAATACAATGATGGATAATGAGGGTGTAATATTCTATGATAATTATGGCAGACAATGGAAATATGAAAATTATAAATTCTATTTTAAGGACATCCCCGAATATGCTATTATGAAAGAAGGATTAGAATGTTTACACTTATTTGGGACGTATATTAACTATGAAGGAGAATTAAAATGCAAGATTTAACTAAAATATTAAAAATAGGTGATATAGTGTTTATAGGATTTCTTCAAAAATGGGGTATAGTGGAAAGTATAAATTCAAATAGATTAGAATATCCTATAATGGTTAGAGTATCAGACTCAGAAATATATACATTTACAATAGAGGGGTATGTCCACCCAATGTCTAAAATTTGCCAACTATACCTAAAAGAACTAATTTATCCAATATTACATTTCCCAGAACCAAAACCAGAAATTGCAGTTGATACAAAAATGTTGGTTTGGGATTGGGACAAAAAAAGAAAAGACATTTTTCACACTTTAATGGAAAGGGAAGATGTTGCTGTTTTGAAAATGGTGGTACATCATTTATCAGTGAAGGTGCTACATATCCTTGGGAATTTTATGAAATATATGAGGAAAAATAATGACAACACAAGAAAAAGCATATAAACATTTCGGAAGAGAATACCAATTAGACAAATTAGAAGAAGAACTAACAGAACTTCTATTGGCAATAAAATATTATCGAATAAGAAAGATTAAATATAAAGAACTAATATCAGAATTTGCTGATATGTTAATAACAAAAGATTATTTATTTATGGTTTTAACTGAAGATTTAGGCTATGACTCAAAAGAAGTTGTTGAAGAAGAAATTAAATTTAAGTTAAACAGAACAGAAAAAATATTGGAAAGGAAATAAAATGGAAACTCAAGATTGCATTTATTTCATCAATGGTTATTGTGAAGATGATAATTATATTAAGAATCTTCCAAGTCATAGGACAATGGATGTTCAATGCAGTTGCAATGGAACTGACGCTTGTAGCAATTACACTACTTTTTTGGAAGAACCACCAACGGAAAAACAAATTGTTGAAGATATTTATAATTCGTTAAGAAATTTAAGATTTAAGGAGTTGGAATGAGTATAACAGAACAAACAGAGTATGAGATTAGAATAAAGAATTTTATTGCTAAAAGTGCAATGGAAGCCTTTAGAAGCAAAACAAAATTATCTGAATTGCCATTAAGATTAGAGCAAGGTAGCAGCACACACCATCCAGATAAAAAAGGTGGAATGACTACGCATAACATTGTTTTATGGTGCAAGTTTTTAGATAATGATTGGTTTAGACCTTTTGGGAATTTCAGCAAAACACAAATAATTGGAATGATAGAAATTTGCAGCAATGATAATCAAATTGTTTCGTTAATGCGATTATTATCTGCTAAGGAGTTAAAATGAGCATAACTGATAGAAAACAAATATCCTTTTTAAGTATGATAGCTGGATTTGCTCAATTAAGTTATTTTGGAGCTTTATCTGACGAGATAGTTAACATTGCAAGTAAAGGAATAGATACTTACGCTGAATTAACAGTAATGAGCAAAAATGATTTCAAAAGGATTAAAAAGTTCTTCCAATATGCTGAATCCGAAATAACAAAGTTGCATTACAATACAAGTAATATTATGATGCTAAGTATTGTTTTAGCTATCTGTTCGGACTTTTTAGATGTTGTTCAAAACAAAACAAAACAAAAGGTTTGGCAAGAATTAGAAACAACTTGCAGAACAAATTTAAGCAAGAATTACAGCAACTTTACTGATGAAATAGACAAAGCAGTTAGAGTTGTGGAATTATTAAATAATTGGAGTGAATGATGGAATTAGAAAAATTAGAAAAATTAGTGGCTATTAGAGATAAAGCCGAAGCAAAGAAGAATAAGATTGACAACTTATTACAAAAATATAAAAAGTTACAGCAGATAATTTTAGATATAAAGTATTTAATGGGAAACGCTGGTGAAATGATATTTACAGGCAGAACTGGAAGGCTATCCGAACCAGAGTTTTTACTAATGGTAAGAATAAATGATGTTGGTGGGTGTGTAGCAATACCAGAGTTAATGTTACAATTAGCAGATAAGCGATTGAAAGAACTTGAGGGTGAATTAAATGGTGAGTTACAAAGCAAATAATTGGAGTGAGTGAAATGGAGAGGAAAGAATTTTTTAAGGCTTTTATTCGAGTTGTAAAATCTATTGCTATTCACAGCGATTATTACGGATTTGACACAGTAGAAGTTATTAGAGAGCCGCTAATTGAAGCAAAAGATAAAAATGAGGTAAAACAGATATTATTAAAAAAATATCCTCAATTTTTCCAAAATGGGAAGGTTTATGAAAAAGAGACCAAAGACCAAGCACAATTTTTTTATGTTGTTATTTTCCCTTTATATCAACACGAAATCGAACTTATAAAAGAAGGCGAATGGAAATGTGATTATTGCGGACATGTCCACGAAAACAAATATTTATCAAGACCGTTAGCAAGTAGAAAGTTTGTTGGTAAAATATTTTGTGGTAGTGATTACAAAACTGGAAATAATATTGTTTCCGCACCTGACTGTTATGAACGATGGAAAAAAGAAGTTGCTTTTAAAGATGTTGATTTGCCTGATGATTTGAATTACATAAATGTTGATAGTTTAAATTATATATACAAAATAACTGAAAAATCTACAGATAAAAGCTATATTGGTAAAACGAGAAATGCACCATTTTTTAGGTGGTGGAATCATCTAACTCATTCCAGTAGTCCTTTTGGAATATATTTAAGACAAACAAAATTAAGTGATTGGACTTTTGAAGTATTAAAAGAGCTTCCAGCAGATATTGCAAATAGCGAAGTATTTAAAATTGAATCAGAATACATACAAAAGTTTGATAGTATTAATAATGGCTTTAATTCTTTGATCAGCTATAAAGCTGTTTATGAAATTGTAACTATTGATTAACCGATTAAATTTGAAGTGAATAAAAAATGGAAGAAATTAGAATAAAAATACCAATTGGTTTGACAGAAACCCAAGAATTTATAATGATAGCAAACCAATTGGGGAAACGTCTTTTGCCAGCAAATAATCAAAAACTATTAAATGGTTATGAGATAAAAGAGGCAGAGACAAAAATCACAATTATAAGAGAACACATTGAAAAGCCAATTGTATTATATGAATGTTTTTGTGGAATTCAATTTGGGAAAAGGGTTGGGAAAATATTATATGTTAATTATGGTGGGGTTAAGAAACAAAAAAGATATTGTTCCGAGAAATGTAGGCAAGATGTTATAGATATAGCTGGTAAAAGATGTTCTATTAAACCAAATAAATTGAAACCAGCAATATGTTATTAAAAATGTATAAAGTGTGGTTTTTAACCCGCAAGCGGTAATTGGATTATAAACTTAAATGAAAGGTAAAGCTATGAAAAAAGAAAAAACTCCCAAGCCGACAAGCGACAGCGAAGTCGGTGTTGAAAAACTTGTTAGGTTGCGCTGCGAAAATTGTGGGAAAGATTATGAGATACCAGCAATACCGCAAGAGTGGAGAGATAAAATCAGCCATTACAGAAATAAGTATAAATATTGCCCAGAGTGCTTACACAAGAAAATAGAAGAATCATTAAACCATTTACCAGAAATTATAAAAACATTAGCAGCGTCAACCTAACTACCCACTAAGCTGAATTAAAAGGAGAAATAAAATGAAAGACAATAAATTAAGAGAATTACTTAATGAGATTGGTATAATTAAAATAGATTGGTCTGCATTTAGTACACCAATTCAAAAAGGTAATTATTATGAATTAAAGGTTTTAGAAAGAAAAATAGACTTGATTTTAGAACACTTGAACTTAGATGTTCAGACTGGTATGACATTAAAAAAGAAAAGGAGTAAATAAATGAGTATCAAAAAACCAATAATAGTTAAAGTAGATTGGATAGATTCTGCCACCAACAATAGTTGGTTAAGCCGACAAGCAATAGATAATTTATTAGAGGATGGTTTAGCTGAATGCCAAACAGTTGGGTTTTTAGTTCATAAAACTAAAAAAATGGTTAGCATTGCACTTAGTAGAGCAACATCCGATAAATTTGTTCCTTATGCAGATGTTATGTCAATACCAAGAGTATCAATAACAAAAATAAAAGTGTTAAAATGAAACAAAGGAAAAGTGGATTAGCCTACAAAAAGCATATAGATATTGAACTAATAATAACTGATGCTCAAACAATGAAAATTAAAGATGTTGCTATTAAGCATAATTGTTCTATTCAGCATGTTTATTGGGTATTAAGAAAAGCTAATATTGATTTAAGAAAGCAGAATGTTGATGTTAAACATTTAGCACCAACAGAAGAAGAAATTGAAAGATTTTTAGCAGAAAGGAGATAAGTTTGAAGAATAGAAATTTAGATAATGTAGATGATTGGGGCACACCTAATAAATTTTATGATGAACTTAAAAAAGAATTTAATTTTGATTTTGATCCTTGCCCACTCCAGCATAATTTAGCATTATGGGATGGATTAGAAATTGAATGGACGGAACGTAACTTTATAAATCCACCATATTCAAGAATATTAAAAGAAAAGTTTATCAATAAAGCAGTAGAAGAAAGCAAAAAAGGTAAGCTATGTGTAATGCTATTGCCTGTTAGCAATAGTACTAAAATATTTCATGAAGTAATTATGCCAAATGCAAATGAGATTAGGTTTGTTAGGGGTAGATTAAAATTCAAAGGTTTTAATACTTTTGGTCAATTTGTTACCGACAAAGTTGGCATGCATGATAGTATGGTAGTTATTTTTGATGGTCGTATTTAAATTATATATTTGAAGGAGATAGATTTATGGAAATAATAGTAACAACAACAAATTGTAGTAGGGAAGAGCAAGCTGAATTGGCAGAATACTTAGAAGAAAACTGTTGGAGCTGGAAGTTTAAAGAGCCAAAAAAAAGAAGAAGAAAAAGATTTTAGTGTATTATCAAAAGAAATGAGTATTAAAGTAGTTGATACAATAGTAGAAAATAATGATGATTTAAATTATATTTATGAATCATTATTACAAAGTTGGGAAGAGTATTTTATTAATAAAATAAATAAGTTTATAAATACAAAAGGAGAATATAATGTATAATCCAAAATATTTTGATGTAAAAGAATTAGTTGACGAAGAAGTATATAATTTATTAGGTGAAAATGCTATTAGGTTATTCGATGAAGATTTGTTAATTGCTGTTGATACTTTAAGAGAAACATATGGGACTGCTATTATAATAAATAATTGGCATTTAGGAGGTAATTATTCACAAAGAGGATTCAGAAGTAAGAAATCAAAAGTAGGTTCAGAGAAATCACAACATAGATTTGGTAGAGCTTTTGATTTAACTATTGTAGGAGTTAGTGCAGATACTGCTAGACAACATATCTTATCTAATAAAGATAAATATTATGGTGTTAATAGAATGGAAGATAAAGTAAACTGGTTACATATTGATTCTAAACCAATAGAGCAATCAGAAAGAATACAATTATTTAATCCATAAGAGAACAAAATGGATATTAAAGAATTACCTATTAAATTTGAACAGGATTCTTATGTTTTTATGCTGATGATGAAAGGAGACTCTTCTTATATATATATTCTAAAGAATCTAAAGAATCTAAGTGTCCTATCTATGAGATATTTGAAAGAGTAGTAAACAATTCTATTGTAGAATATCCAAGAACAAAAGACTTTGGTAATTCTGCTTGGACTACAAAAGAATGGGTTAATGCTGTTGATATTTTATATAGAATAGAAAAAGAGATAAAAGAAAGATAAGGATATGCTTTATTTTTAGTTTTAAGGTATCTACAATTAATTATTATTTAAAAGACATATAAACTTATAGGTTAAGTATTAAAGTGTCTTAGAAACGATTATAAGGAGAATTATGGAAGATTTATTAATTGCTGGAATAGCATTAGTTTCTGTTGTTGTTATTGTAGCATTTATTACGGTAGTAGTAGCTGTAGCATTTGTGTTAAATGATAGCAAAGAAATACAGATTACAGATAAGGAGTTAGCAGAAAAAGGATATAATATTTTACATAAAGAAGAATTATAACTCCTCCTATAGATAAGAAAGAGATGATAGCTTAGGCTGTTGTCTCTTTTTTTATTTGGAAGTTATAGTTTTTGTATGATAATTGGGATAATAATTAAATAAGGAATCAATAATAAAATTTTATATTAAATGTTTAGAATATAGCTTATATTCACAATAAACAAAGCAAAAAGTCTTAAATTTTAGAATACCTATAGCTATATAGCTATATATGCCGGCATATATGATATACCATACATAAGTGTTCTAAATATTTTTCTATATAATTTATTTGTATTATTAAATACTATATAGTATATTTACATATACAAAATTACTATATGGAGAAATAATGGATAATTTAAGCATAATCAATACTTCTAGTGGAGAAATTATAGGAAGCTATACACCCAAATTTAGCATGTCGCATATGGAGTTTGTTTTATTTTTTGGTAAAAATTTAGCTATGCTTGGGAAAGCAAATCCTTCAAAGAAAGAAATTATTCTTGCTAGCATAATTTCAAAAATGGATGGCGATAATGTTGTTTATATTCTTAAAAATTTTAGAATGGAATTATCGAAAAAACTGGAGATAAATCCTTCTTATGTTGGTCGTGTAGTTGATGAATTAATAGAAAAACAAATTTTATATAAGATAGGGAGAGGAGTCTATATTGTTAATCCTTATATTTATGGGAAAGGTAATGTCAAAAATATTGCTAAATTGAGATGGGAATTTGAAGCTATATTTAAAAATGATACTGTCGAAATGACTCATTCTGTAAAACGAACATATAAAGAAAAAGTATAATGGCTAAACTTTTCAGATATATCAAACTAAAGAAGAAAAAGAAAGTATTCAGATATTGGGATTCTCAATCTCATCGAGGTAATTATAAAAGGTATTTGAAGAGTGAAGATTGGGAAGTGATAAGAAATAAAGTTCTTATAAGAGATAAAAGAAAGTGTTGTTTTTGTCTTTCTAATAAGAATTTAGAAGTACATCATGAAACTTATAAGAATGTGTTTTATGAAGATTTGGATGATTTAATAACATTATGCCATGATTGTCATAGAGCAATACATAAAAAGGAGAAATAGAATGGAAAAAAGCAAAGTAAAAATATGGATGATTTGGGACAGTAAGTTTAACAGATCAGTAGCAGAATCACATAAAGTTATAATGTTAAATCGAATGCTAAAGAATCTACAAGAAAATTCTACAGAAGAAAGATATGAATTAAAGGAGAGAAAGTGATACAATTTTGTGAAATAATCGTACATGCACCAGAACCATATAAAGGATTCTGTTTTCTTGACACTATTAGTGATGAGATTTGCCACTTTAATGATGAATGGATATTTGAGAATTTAGGGGATTTCCTTTTGTGGGCTAAGGATAAGCATACATGACTAGATGGTTTAGAGAGATACACTAGTAAAATTACTGAAGAATTTAGATAGAGAAGATAATATTAAAATTTAACCTAAAAGGAAAGATATGAAACCAATTAAAAGTAATAGAACAGCAATAGCAGATTCAATGAATAATCTTGTGCTATTGCATACTAAACTAATTGATGCAACTAATTTATTGGAAGCATTAAAGTATTATAAAGCAGATGATGAAGTTATTAAGTTTGTTGCTGGTAATGTAGCAAGTTTATGGAGTACATTTAAATCTGTAACTGGTTCTAAAGATTTAGAAGATGAAATTAAAGAAGAAGTTAAAGATAAGGTAGAGTTGTAATGACAGATAAAGTATTAGAAGTATTAGAGATATATGAGAAAATGAAAAGGATTAAGTCTCTTATGGATGAGTTATATGATAGAAGGGCTAATGAAGAATTAAGAGAATATTATGCAGATATGTATGCAGAATTAGATAAAAGATTTAATACTCTTATAAAATAATTTGCATTATATTATATTTAAATATATGTTTGCGATAACATAGGAGAATTAATATGCCAGTAATTTATAAAGAGATACCAGAAGAGTTGATAGCTAAACGTACTACATGGGGTAGTAATAGAGATAATTGGCTAAATAAAGTAACTTTAGAAGAAGAATATTATTATAATGATGTTGACAATACAGGAACTAACTTTACCCAAAAACAACTTGACGTTATCATGACAGAGGGGTCTGGTGTTCCTGTCAGCATCAATCACATATATCCAGCAGTTAATCAAAAATTAGCAATTCTAACACAAACCAAACCAACATTCAAAGTAGTAGCATTAGATGGAAGATCTAAACAGTATGCAAACATATTAGATAAAGCTGTTAAGAGTATTATGTATCGTTCTGAAGCTGTTGGAGAAGAAGAAGAAACTATTAAGAATATGATGGTTCTTGGGATGGGAATAAGTTCTATTTCAGAAACAGATTATCATCAGTTTGGTACATTCGGTATTCAATATGAGAACATTCATCCTTCAATGGTAATCTTAGATTCTAATTCTAAGAAGAGAAGTTTGAATGATATGGAAGGGTATTTCATAGAAAAAGAAATAACTCTTTCAGAAGCAGAAGTTAGATATGGCGATATAATAGCTAAATTAAATGAGAAGAGAGCATTAGAAGGAGATAATCCATTAGAGATTAAAGACTTTATATCTTCCACATATTTTGGTGCTGTTGGTCAAGGGAAGATTGAAGAAACAGATTTATATTCTAAAATAGTAGTTTCTGAATATTATGATAAAGTATTTTCTACAATGTATTTTGTTGAAGATATTGAAACTGGAAATATTTTAAGATTATTTAAAGAGAATTTAGAGGAAGACCAAGACTTTATTTTAGAAGGAGCAAAGGACAAAGAGAACAATAGATTCATAAGAAGAACTATTATGTTAGGGAATTATATTGTTGCTGTTGAAATAAAACCAATTAAGGATTTCCAAATTAAAGTTAAATTCTTTGAATGGGGAGGAAGACCTTATCGTTCTTATGGTATGGTACACTTCACTAAGTCTATGCAAGAAACATTTGATAAAGCTATCCAGACTATGATTGTTAATGGAATGCTAACAAATAATGCAGGTTATATTGGTCCTAAAGGCTCTATAGCTCCACAGGATGTTCCTAAATGGGAAATGCAAGGTAATAGACCAGGAATATTCAAAGAATATACATTACAGTTAGATGGTAGTGGTCATGTAGTTAAACCGGAAAGAGAGCAAATACAGCAACTTTCTAATTTCTATCCTACAATATTACAGATGATGGAGATGGGTATTCAAAAATCAACCGGTATAAATGCAGTTGTTACTGGTGATGCTTCAGAAGCTAATGTGGATGTATTCAGTTCTTTGCAGCAATATCAGAATTCAGCTATGCAAAGAATTCAATTAGCTATGTCACATATCAATTTAGCTAATCAGCAATTAGGTAATGTTATGATTGATATGTTAATAAATAATTTAGATATAGGACAAAATTATATCTTCTTTGATGAAAAAGATGTTGTTAATGAATTACAAATATTAAAAGAATCAGCATCAGATTTCAAATTAGGAAGATATGGAGTTCTATCAATAGCATCAGAAGCTATGCCTACACAAAGAATGGCTATGAGTACAGAATTAATGAAAATATCTCAAACTACAGCAGATCCAAATGAAAGAAATATATATGTTCAGAAAGCATTTGAATTAGCAGATATGAGAGGATTTGATGATGTGCAAGAAAAAGTAGATGGTGTTAAGAAGTTGCAATCTCAATTGAATCAAATGCAAGAACAATTAGACAGAGATGCAGAGTTAATGAAATTATACGAGAATAGAGCAATTAATGCAGAGTATAATGCTAAGTTAGCAGCTAAGCTTGCATGCATAGAATCTAGTATAGATCAAGCAGAAATAGAAACAAAGAAGGATATTGTTATAGAAAAATTGCAAGAACAGATAAAAGAACTTAAAAATCCCAAGAAAGTTCTTGACAAATAAAAAAATATAAACTAAATTAAAGGTATCAAAATGGAAGATGAAGAATTTTCTACCGAAACTAATGTATCAACTCCACAATCAAGAGAAGATTTTATGTCTGCTTTTGATGTTGTAGAAGGTACAAACCAACCAGTAGAGAGTCCAATCCAAGAGCAAGAAGAAAAATCTCTATACGAAGTAGATGAGAGATTTAAAGACTTGCCATATGGAGAAGCTGCTCTTAGGACTTTGAAATCAAAACACGATAAGTTGTTTTCTCTTAATGAGAAACTAGCCAAAGAACAGGAAGAAAACTCCAAAGCTATGATGTTCTTGAACGACTTGTTAGAAGATGATGCTACATTAGAAGCATTTTTGAATGAAAGAAAACCGGAACTAATTCAAAAGAAAGACTTCTCTCAAACATTACAAGAAAAATTAAACAATGAATTTCCAGAGTTTTTGGATTACAAACCATCTAGAGTAGATGCAGATAATAATCCTGGTGGAAAAGAATGGTTGTACTTTAAAAGATTGGATGAGCTTTATAGTGAACTTAAGACTGGTGGGAATAAACACGTTTCTACTGTAAAAGAGTTGAAAGAGCAAAGACTTAAAGCTAAAGCAGAACAAGATGCATTAATTGAAAGAGAAATGTTGACTGCACAAAAAGAAATGGGATATTCTGATGAAGATGTCAAATCTTTTTATAAATGGTCACAAAATCTTAAATTGGTAGATATGATGAAGATGCATCGATTCGCTGCTAAGACTAATAGGATTCCTAATGTTGGGAACATTCCTGGAAGTCCAATTCAACAAAGTGCAAGAAGTCAATTCCTTAAAACTCTGTAACAACAACAGAAAATTAAAGGAGAAACACAATGTCAGATTTATATAACACAACACCTGGAAGTTATGGTGGTTTCACATCACCTGTACCTGGTGGTAGCTCTAGTGCTGGATTCTATCAGCAATCAATGAATTTACCTTATCATCAAGGTCGTTCTATTTTAGCAACAATTCCTGAATATCAAAGAAATCCACTATTATTGGAAAAAGATATTATGTTCAAAGTCTCAGAAGGTCGTCAAAACTTCATGAAAATTATCATGGAAGCTTCTGAATTAAGTGGGGGTAAAATTGTAAATGATGTACGTTATCGTTTACCTATTGAAATTGATCCATTACAAAGATTGTATATTGCTGCTGGTGCTTATACAGGTACAAGTAGTTTAACAAATCTTAAAATTAAAAGTAATACCACTAAAATATCTACAGCTATGCCTGGTGGTAATCCAAAACAAGTTGGTGATATTGCTCGTTTAGAAAAAGACCAATTTGTAATGTTAATGTTCTCTTGGGTTGATCCACGTAGAGGAAACAAACCAGTTGTAGCAACTAATGCAACTCCTTCTGCTCCAGTACCAGAAATTTGTAAGGTACTTGCAGTTGACTATACTAATGGTACTGTTAAATTATCTCGTAACTGGGCTGGAAGGCAAAGAACAACTACTCCAACTGCACCAGATAGTTTTACTGTAACAACAACAGCAACTACTACAGCTAATCAAATTCAAGACAAATATGCTTTCTTGATTCCTATGGCTAAATCTATGAAAGAAGATGAGATTGATGCTAAGATTAGAAATTATAGTGGTTCTTGGACTCATGGTGTATTACAACGTCATTTATTAGCTTGGGGAACACAAAAGTTTGCAGAAGTTATTGCTTCAAACTTAGGTATTCAATCTCCACTTGCTAAGAGCAAAACACAAGCATTAAAAGATTATTATGATCATTGGGAATGGATGGCATTATTCGGTGAAAAGTCAGAAGAATTTGATTCTGAAACTGGGTATTGGAGTGGTACAACAGATGGTATTTTAGCTAATATTCCTTTATCACATCATATTACAATTAAAGATATTGATTGGTCAACAGCAACATTTGATGGTACTACATCTAAAATGGGTAGCTTCCATCCAATCGTATTCAATAAATTGTTGCAAGGAAAAGCATATCATGGTTCAGGACAAAAAGCATTAGTTTGTGGAGCTGACTTCTATACATCATTCACAACAATGTTAAATTCAATGACACAAGCTATTCCTTCAATCATTTCTGATTGGAAAGTAGAAGGTAAATCTTTCTCTACTGGTGATGGTCTAACTATCCAAGTTATTCCTTCTGATAAAATGTCTCTTAATGGTTTATCACGTTCTGCTGTATTGTATGATAAATCTGCATTCTTGTCAATTGGTTTGAAAGGTTATCCTGGTGCTGATATTGTTGACCAAATCTCTAACGAAAATCCATTAAAGACTAATGGTTTTATTCATGGAGTTAAAGGTTTCATCGATCTAAATCCAGATGCTCATTGGATGTTTACTTTATTGTCAAGATATGATGCTGGTGGTGTTGATAACACAACAGCTTATGATGCTCTTGACCCTTATGGTGAATATTTAGGATAAATAAATAATTTATAAGAGAGAGAATAAAGCTCTCTCTTTATTTTTAACAAAATTTTAGGAGAAATAAAATGGCTGATTTAATAGGCAAAGTAAAAAGATATATGAGTGAAGTGAATACTTCAGTAGAAGATTCAATTCTCTCTTATCAAGAAGGTTTAGCAGCAAGTAAAATAAATACTGCATATACCTTTATTCCTTGTGCAATCGAAGATCCAACAAATGTTGTTGTAACTCCAGTTGTATTAGGAACAGTTTCTGCAAATGCAGTTGCATTTCCACAAGTAGCAGAAGTAACATCTTTGACAGCTCTAAGTGCAGTTGCTGATTTAGATGCTCATGCAGCTTCTGTAGCTTATAATGTTGGCACAGTAGTTAAAGCTACTCCAACTGGTGGTTCATTAGGTGCTTATGTATGCTCAACAGCACATACAAGTACAGCAGGACCAGATTTCGATACTGATATTGCTAATTGGAATTTACTTCCACATACAGCATTCTTGAAGATTGTTCATACTGCTGCTGGTTCAGCAAAAGTAGCTAATTTCCGATACAAAATCGAAGGTTATAAAGATTAATTTATTTAGGGGAGATTATTCTCCCTTAAATTTTATAGGAGATATAATAAAATGATTGCAGTTAAAGATTTAGATATATCTTTATCATTAAAACTTGGGGATCCAGTTAGTGGGAATGATGATGGTGAACAATTCAAACAAGAAGGTAGATTAGGTTATCTAATTAGAGGATATGCAAGATTAGTTAGAATGCTTTATAAACTTATGCGAAACAATGCCCCACTATTTGCAAAACAAAAAAAATATCATACTCAAATAATTACATCAAGTGTATTTGATTTAATTATAGATGATGCTATCGTAGTTATAGATACTGTAGATGAGTTATTTGTTAAAGTAGAAAAGAAAGGTTCACTTGTTTATAAAGGTTTAGCTACATATATACAACCAGATGGATATATAGCAGTCAGAGAAGGAATCAATGACCATTACATACCTACAATTAATGGCAATGATAGTTCTATCTTTTATACAAAATTAGATAATAAGATTTATTTATTACCAGTATTAAATAATGTTGAAACTGAAAATCATTATACAGAAATATCTACTGTATTTAAATCTGATGCAGAAAATTTTACAATTAATGATAGTCTTGCTATTCCAAATGAATATGTAGATTTGCTTATTTCTTTAGCAGCATCTGAAGGTATGCAAGATATTGCAAGAACTGATAAGGTCAATCTTTATGCTGGTGATGTAGCTAACCAAATGAGTATTCTCAAGAATTATTCTGATACAATAGAAGCAAAAAGAGGAAGTGACTTAAATGGATAAGAGAATAATATCTGAAGTTGCTTTAAGATGTAATGACACTAAATTTACTGATTTTCAAAGTAGTGTTTATGAAAGAGCTTTATTAAGAGCTTCAAGGTCTGTAGCTAAAAGATACCATCTAATTCAAAGAGAGTCTAATTTTAATATTGATATTCCTATAGGAGAAAATGGAGACGAAGATTCTGTAGTAGAAGAAAAGTCTTTAATTGATGTTGTTATTAGCTTGCCATCTTTTACATCGGAGTATAAAGTTATTATAAATAATTTAGAATATACTAAAGTAAAAGATATTACAGACGATTATCAATATACTCTTTATCGAGATCAGAACAGAATTTATTTTAATTATCAACCAAGAACTAAAAGTGATAGTGTTCATATTAGATATACATCAGATATAAATGAAGAAGATTATGATATTGAAGAATTAGAACCTATTATTCCTTCACAATATGAAGAAGAATTAATAAAACTAACGTTAGTTGAAATAGCTAAGTTAGGTATAGTTAAATTTAATGAATCTTCTGAAGGTGGTAAATATACAAATGTTCTTAAATTGTATTCTATTGATGAAAGAATATTAGAAAAAGATTTAATTAAAGATACAACTTGGGCTGTTATAAGACCAAGATGGAGTGTATAATGGAAGCATCATTAATAAATAATCTATTATCTAAACATCCATATTATTCTAAGTTATCTGATTCTGATAGACTAATAGTATTGAATTTAGCTCTATCTAATTATTGGAATGCCTTAGATGAAGTTATATACCCTTCTGTATTAACTGCTGGTAAAGTAGGTACAAGTGGTGCTATTATAGAATACCCTTCTATTTATAGAATGCCACAAAGATTTTCAGCATCTTTAAGTTTATCTACATATTCCAATATATTGAATCAATTAAGCTCTAATGAATATGTAGGTCAATTAGATGATGATAGTAAGAAGATTGTTTTTTCTATTGCTGTTCAAAAGTTAGCTCAAAAGATTCCAAGTTATTATTCTGTTGAAAATCATACTGGTGATATTGAATATGATACCGAGAAGTTGATTTCTCCTTTAGAAGTATTATGGTTTAAGTTGCCAATGATTAACCATTATGCACCAAGTATTTCTTTATCTTCAACTATTGTGTATGCTTTTAGTAAATTTGTTGATACTATTGCTAACATCACATCTTCAATTGCTTATGTAATAACTGAAAATTTAGCGTATAATGCGGAAGGAAGCCTACAATCTTCTATCCTATACAATATGCCTATCTTCACTACAAATAGCTCTTACGCAGCTCCTAATAGCGAAATAAGGTACTTGGTGAGAACATCAGCAGATGAACCAACGGAAATTATAGAAACTTCTATAGCATTAGCAAAAACAACAATAATTTATAGTTTATAGTTATAAAAATTAAAGGAGTCAGAAATGAACCATGCACCAACAATTAAAGTATCACATGAGATTCTAAAGAAAAATAAGGAAATTATTTCTGAATCTTCTGGATATAAAGCAGAAATAGAATTAAAAATATCAGATAAAGATGGGAAAATAAAGCAAACAATTACAACTCCATTTAGAAGTTACGTTAGTAATTTCCCTAAGATTTTACAATATAGTTTATTGGGAGTAGCTTCTCAACCTATGAATACTGCGAATACATTATTCACAGCTTCTCTTGCCCATACTTTTGTAGTAACCGAAAAAGATTTAACTGGACTTGCATCTACTCCTTCAAAAAGAGGTATTTGGATAGGTGATATAAATGATACTTCTGGAGTTGGAAATTCTCAAACATCTGGAATACAAGATGAATTAAGTTTTAGTGATTTTAATCTTAGAAGACCTTATGAGCAAGGAGACTTGTCTGCAACAAAGGAAATAGATTTTGAAGCTACAACTGTTAATATGTATTCAACTAATTCCGATATTCTAGAAGTAAAAAGAAGATTCACTAATGTTGGTCCAGGAAGCATCTATATTGATGAAGTTGGTTTAGTTGGCTCTGCACCTAGCTCTTCTACTGCGACTACTGCTGGAGCTTTTGTAACGAATACAGTATATCGAATAGCAAGTGCTGGCACTACCAATTTCACACTTATTGGTGCTACTGATAGCTTACCAGGCACTATTTTTATGGCTACTGGCGCTGGAACTGGAACTGGAACTGCAATTCCATTTGATTCTGTTATGATTGCGAGAGATGGAGTTTATGATAGTTCTGGTAACGGAGTAGAAGTACCTGAATCCAATATTATCGATTTAACTTATAGATTTGAAATAACTAACTCTTCTGGATTTACTAGAAACTTCCTTAGGTATCTTGCTGGTGAAATGAGTGGTTCTGCTCCTAGTGTATATTTAAAAGATACTCTTGGTACATCATATAGCTACAATTATAGCTTATTAGCAGCGAACAAAAGTCTCATGGCATCTGCAACAGATGTTAATTATGGATTGCTTATTAGTGGTAGTATTACTTCTACTCCAAGTTCTGTACCAACAATCAAAACATTGGACTACACTATTGAAAATCAAATTCTAGAAGCTTCTATGGAGCATAGTGCTGTTTCTACAATAGATTTGACTACTGAAGATGGAGCATCTACTTTTGGTGTTTATAGAGATTTTGAAAATGTTCTTACCACAAATGTTTATGTTAATGCAGTTAATTTAGTAGCACAAATAAACGATACTGTATCAACAACAAAGAATTTCTTAATAGGAAAATCTTCTGTTTCTGGAGTTGGTACTGATTATATAACTGTTGCTCCTGGTGAAATATTAAGACTAAGATTTTATCTTTCATTTCCATTAGGTGATTTAAACCCATTAGCAGCAGAATAAGGAGAATAAAATGTTAGGAACAATAGTAACTCATTTACCGATATTTGCTCAAGGAGATAATGGATATATCGTTGTTGTTGATATGGATGATCTATTTGTCGATAAAGTGAATTCAGTTGAGTTTATGAGAACAACAGATCCAACATTAACTAAAGTTGTTGAAGGTACTACAATAACATTATTAAATGATATGCTTAATACAACTGATGCAGTTGATGTAGCTTGGGCTTATAGTTCAAGTTTATTATATCTATTTTTTACTAATTATTATCCTTATATTGACGAAACAATGTTTATTGCATTTGGAACAAGAACTGGTGTTCCTATAAATAGCTTTGATGATAAAATAGATATTCCAGAAAAACATTTAGAATTATTCATAAAATATGCTATTAAAGAATCTGCTCAATTATTAGGAAGACAAGTTCCACCTTCTATTGAAGTTGATATTAGAGAATTGGAGAGTAAGCTAAATGGATAAAATATTAAAGAAGTTTCGTTCATTTGTCAAGAATTATATAATTGCTTTAATATATGATTCTACATTTAAAACTTTTGATAAAGAAACAACTACATTTGATGGTAAATAAAAGGAAATTGAAATGGAAAATAAAACAATAACACAACCAGAAGCTAATAGCATAATGCTAGGTAGGGAAGACTTTGATGAAATCACTGGTGTTGGTACTCCTTCTGCTGGTAGAGTTTATAACGTTTTAGTAAGTGATGTTGATGCTGTATATTCTGCTACATCTGTTAGTGGAGATAATTTATCAGCAAGAACAAGGACTGCTAACAGTATAAGATTAGGAAGGTTTACAGAAGTTAATGTTACTTCTGGAGTAGTATTAGCATATTATGGTGAATCATAATGTGGGGATTCGGATTTGAGTTTCCTAAGCATTATGGAGTAGTTTCTGCTATGGGTGGTAATACACTTAATTGGCATGATTGGGCTTGTCCAGTATGGGAAGATGTGGAAATATTGTGGGAAGATGCTTCAATGACATCTTGTGATGTATTTGCTAATAACACAAATGTTTATGAAGATGTTACAACTAATTGGGAATTAACTTAGGAGAATAAAATGAGTACACCTTTAACAGGTCAAAGAATTGATCAAAGCTATGGAGACATAGTACAAGTTTCAAATGCTGGTTATGGTATAGATGCTACATCTAGAAAAGTATCTAGTGGTTTAGGGACAGATTCAGCATTAGCATTAGGAACAAATATTGTTACAATACAACCCAGTACAACAAATGGTTCAGTATTAGAAGTTAAGAATTTAGCTGGTTCTGTATTATTCACAATCAATACATCTACAAATACAATAACTGCTAATAGTGGAGTTAAATTTGTTGGGGATGGTAGTTTATTAACTTCTGTACCAAGTGTTGGAAGTGGTGGTACTACATCAGAAGTAGCATTAACTTTACAGGCAGACTCAAATAATGGCGGTACTGCTGGTGAAGATATTATAATGAAAATTGGCACAAAAGTAGTTGGCAGAATACCAAACACTTATGCAGCATCATTACCAAGTGGAGTTGAAGGTAATTACTTCTTAAAAACAGTGTCAGATAACTTTGCTCCTCCAGTCGGTGGTGCAATACTTAATGGTAGCACACAGTATTATTCACATGTAGATAATACCAATTTGAATTTTGGTACTGGTGATTTTAGTTTGGGGGTGTATTTTAATGTGTATTCTACGTCTTCTGGATTTGGTATGATAGGTTCGTTAACTGATGGAGTTAGTTTTTATGATTTAAGACTAACATCATTAGGTATTCTATCACTTAATATATATAATTCTGGTACAAAATATACAATTAGTTGTGCATCGGCAATAGAAGCAAATAAGAATTATCATTTAGTAATAACAAGAGGTACTTCACCTAAATTATATCTAAATGGTGCAGAAATGGCTACTACATTAAATGAGATTAGTGGTAAAATCTTTACCTTTACGGGTGTTAAGCTATTTGGTGATTCCCCTCACTATGCTTCGTTTAATGGTAAATTCTATTTCTCAAACTTCTACAACTACGCTCTAACACAAGCAGAAGTAACTGAAAGATGGAACAACGGACAACCACACTTGTATGTAGAGCCTTATGCTACGAGAGATGCGAGCAATACTGTTCTTACAAGTGGTACTTTGGTAATTGGTAAAAGATACATCCTAAAAACCTTTGTTTCTGGTGATGACTTTACAAATGTTGCAACTGTTTTAAGTGGTACAATAAATACAACTGGTTGTGTATTCATAGCAAAAGCTACAACCCCAACAACTTGGACTAATTCAAGTGAAGTTATGAGCGAAGGCTTGACATTCTCCGCTAACTACCAAGATGCTGGTACAAATGGTTGGAAAGTTAAAGTAGGTGGAGTTACAAGTATTATGAATAGTACTGCTTCTCCTATTGCTGCTGGTAAAGGTGCTTATGAAGTTTATACAGATGCAAGAGCTTTGATAGCAACAGCAACTCCGACTACTATGTCAATTCCTAAAGGCTATGTAATTAGAGAAATTAGAGCTTTGGGTTCTGCTGGGTTAACTGCTATTAAAATAGGGACTTCAAGTAGTGGTGAGCAAATTGTTGCTTCAACAACTACAACTGGAACGACTCCTAAAATTCTTACTTTGGCAGCAACAGCAAGAGATGCTTATTCAGAATCGGCAGACACTCCTATTTATGTCGAACACACAACTGCTGGTCAAACAATGAATGTAATCTTAATCTTTGAAAGGGTAGGTGCATAATGGAAATAGTATTAGATAAAGCAATATTACTTGCTGGTGAATTAGCAACAAAAGTAATCATTAAAGAAGTTATGATTGATTCAATAAATCAAAAGAACTTGATTTGTGATTTGGTCAAAGTAGATGAAGACGTAGAGTCTGTTTATTATGAAAATGCAGCTTATGTATTAGGTAAACAACCATTTGACTTAACAGACGAACAAATAGCTGGATTAAACTAATTATTATAACAAGATAAAGGAAATAAAATGAAAGATTTAACTGGAACTGGACACAAATATGAACTTCAATCGTTTGAAAATGGGAAACCACAAGTACTCCAATTTATAGAAAAAGCACATATTGCAGATGGCTCTATTGAACTAAGAACAGTAAATGATGGTACTACAAATGAAGAAGTTCTCAAAATGTTAATTGACAGAGCTACTAAATTAAACCAAAAATTTGCGAGTAGAGAAGGCTCTTTGGCTATAACAAAAATGGAAGAAGCCTTAATGTGGTTTAATAAAAGAACTGAAAATCGTATTGTGAGAAATGTAGAAGGTAAACACACCAATTAACTATTATTGAATGCTCCCTATCTAACCAATAGGGGGTTAATTTTAGGAGCAAAGATGGAAAGTTGCAAAATACACGACAAACAAATTGAAATATTGGAAGAAAAAATGGAAACTGTACAAGAAGATTTGAAACACATAAGAGAAAATGTTCACACTCTTTTAGGAAGGAGTTCAGATTTTGTTGTAAAAGTTATCAATGGTAAAACAGAAGAAAGATTAGCAAGTGAGTTAATTGGCGAAATGTATGTTGAAATGAAAACTTTAAGGAAACAAACTCCTAAAAGTATAATGTCAACATTCAGTACATCAATATTACCATTTATAAACATATTAACTTTGATAGGTTTAATAATAACTTTGTTAGAGGTATTACAATGAAACAATGGTTCAAAGATTTATTCTCCGAAAATTCAACAGTAAGTTGGATGAGAGTTATTGGTTTTATTGCAGTTGTATTTGCTATTGTATTTATGATAACTGATATAATTATCAATAATGATATTACATCAATGTGGACTACTTTATTATCTATTGCAGTTGGTGGTAAGTTAGTTCAAAAATTTGCAGAGAAACAATGAAGATAGATAGTAAAAATATTTTATATAGTAAAGGAGGTAATGATGAATGTTATACTCCAGAATATGCAATTACACCATTGCTTGAATTTTTACCTAAAGATAAACTTTATTGGTTACCTTTTGATAGGATAAATAGCAACTTCTTAAAAGTGTTAAATGAAAATGGTTATAATTTTATTTTCTCACATTTAGATTATGCTCAAAACTTTTATGAATTTGAACCAAAACAGTGGGATATTCTTTTAAGTAATCCACCTTTTACTAATAAAAGAAAAATATTTGAACGAGCTTTATCGTTTAACAAACCATTTGCTTTGTTGATGAGTAATACTTGGTTAAACGATTCAGCTCCAAAACAATTATTTTATGAAAAAGATTTGCAATTGCTGATGTTTGATAAAAGGATTAAGTATGAAAATGATGGATATACAAACGACAAAATAACATTTAGTAGTTCATATTATTGTTGGAATTTATTACCAAAACAAATTATAATGAAAAAACTATTAGGTACAAAATGAAAACAATTAACTACATAATAGGTATTATTGGAGTTATAGCAATAGCTGTTTCGATTTATTTACAAAAACCAATAAAGCCAATAGTTGAATATATTAAAGGTGATACTGTAACAACAGTTATAAATCAATCTGTATTTGACTCACTTAAATATAGCTATAAAGCTGAAATACAAAAGATTAAAAGAAGTAAAATATCTTTTGTGAAAGGTGATACCGATACACTTAAAGATACTGTTTATACAGAATATAAAGCAGGTTTCAATCTTGGCAATTCAGTTCTTGGTACAAGTGGAGATGTTGCTTTGGTTAATGGTAACTTTGAATTTAGTAATACTGCTTATCGCTATCCTAAAATCACTAAAACAGTAGTTGATACGTTTATAATAAAAGAAAAAAAATTTAGTAGTGGAATACAAGTAGGTGCTGGATATGGTTTGATAAATGGCAAGTTTGATGTGTTTATTGGGTATGGATTCCAGTTAAAATTTTAAGGGAATACAATGAAAATTAAAATAAATAAATTTCCAGGAATTTATTCTAACTTTAACGAAGTAATAAGCAATTCAGAATATGCCAAAATACTCTCTGCAACACCTTCTAAGACACAATTAGAAGCAAAAGGATATAAAGTATCACCTATCAAGTCTTTATCCGTTATACCTACAAATGCAAGTAATACAATCACGAATACTTCTTCGTTTCCTATTGCTACATCTAATAGTGGAGATTCTATTGAGGGAGATGCTGATAATCTTCTTTCTAGTAATTATAACAATATATTGTGGTTTTCTGAAATAGCTTTAGATAATGATAAATATGGAGTTTCTCGTATTAGAGGAGAATCTTTAGGAGAATATGTTTCTAATTATATTTTCGATTATGAATACTTCTTTGCTATTATTTATATTGCTGATGACAATTACACATATATTGATATTATCAATAGCAATGATTTCTCTATAAGAAAAAAGTATTGGTTATCTGGGGAATTTAGAAAAGCTATAAATGAAAAAGGTATATTGTATATCACAACCAGCACTCAATCATACCAATTACAGAAAATAGATAGAACAACAAATAGACTTGTAGGACAAAGTTATTTCTATTCAGAGAATGGTATCTATTTAAATCCTATCATTCCTTCAACAGATATAGATGCCACTACTTTTACATTAGAGAAAACATCTATTCAATTAGATGGCGAAACAGTTAATGTAACTTTTTCTAATTATGAAGAAAAGTTAGCTGATAGAAGACTACAATATGTTTTTGGCAAATATATATATAAATTCAAAAAGTACATATACTCCAATATCAAAAATATTTCTACAGATGAAACATATATTACTCTAAGATACACTACTATATATGATATTAAAGTAGCAATTGAAGCTAATAGAGATACTGTAACTGTATATTTTGGTGAAGATGATGGCGATTTTAGTTCAGATGCTAAAACTTATAGTATGAAAACTGTACTTGCTGGTGAAACCTATGAAGATCCATTTGATGCTGCTATTGAATTTGCAAAGTTATTTTTAGCTGAAAGTAAAAATCTAACTACAGCTTTATATAGTTCTACTATTTTCGAAAATACTAATTCTGATATAGTTGTTGATGGTATTGATTATGTTACAAAAGATGGTACTCATTTATCTTATCAAGAAATTTTAGATAGAACTATGAATACTTATGAATCTAACATAGCAAAAGAAATAGATGAAAATAATACATTTCCTACTGGTACAAACCAAACTTATTGGTTCTATTCTTATCTATTAGATGATGGTAGTGAAATAGTAATGGATTCTAAATTTGAGATACAACTATCTTCTAGTTTATATTATGGGTATAACATTAAAGACTTAGTGTTTCCTACAGAATTATCTACAAGAATAATGTCTTTTAGATTGTATATTAAAAACAAACTATTAGATCCATATCAATTAGTATTTGAACATAGTTTCTATGTAAATGATGCTAATAATCAATCTAGATTCTTAACTGGTTTATCTTTAAGTGGTATATACTCTTTACAAACTATTGGGACTAATGATCCAATTAAAAATAAATCTTTTTATACACCAATACGAATATTTGAAGATTTTATATTCTCTAATGGTTTAATGATTATTGTTAGTGGCACTAATGTACTATATCCTATAATTGCTAATGGTAAATTAACAAAGATATATTACCCAATAAATGTCATTCCAGAAGTAGAAGGTAATAATCTTATGAGCATTAATGGTATTCTTGGAGTAAGAAAGAATGATAGAATATCTCTAGTCAATATTACTTCAGAAGATGGATTATTAATATTCAATATCAAAGATGAAATGGGATTAGTTACAAAAGATGTATATGATATAGTTGAAACTCCAGATGGAGTGATACTACATACTAATGCTGGTATCTATGCAACAGATGGTCAGAATTTATCATTACTTTCTGAACCAATAAACGACAAAGTTATTAAAGGATTTAATTATTCTAATATATTTCACGATGTATTAGCAAGAACTTTATGGTACATTAATGATTTAGAAAAGACTGTATTCATTTACTCTTTTGACAATAACTCTTGGTATTCTCCGATAGAATATGATAAATATTTATCTATGTTTGTTGCTAATGATAATACGAAATATCTATCAACAGCAAATCAGATATATGCAATAGAAGAACAACCTAAAGAGTCTATATTGGTATCTAATATGACTAACTTAGGAGACAGTGATTTATTGAAGAAAATTTTATATATTGATTTTGATTTTATTGGTGAAATAACCTGGAATAATCCTTTCATTGATGCTGATAAAAGGAAAATAGATTCATACTATAGAACTTCTACTGGAGCAATTTCTTATATTGAGAGAATGACAAAAAGAATATATGTTCCTTTATCTGGAAGAAGATTAGGAAATTACCATAGTTGGATATTTGAATTGTCTGCTGGTACAATACTATACAATTATGAAGTTACATTTGAAACAGAAGAGAAGAGATAATGCTATTATTTAAACATAATGTAGCTAGCACAAAAGAATTTGAGAGATTAGAAAGAAAGATTGATAGAAAAATTAAAGTTATTGAATCTGTAACTGCTAATAGTTCTACAACCAATTCTATATCTTCCAATTTAAGCACTCTAGGAAGCTCTACAAGCTCATCAAATGCCATAAGGGTATCAAACGTTAGCTCTTCACCTTATAGTGTCTTAGATAGCGATAATGTGATATTATGCAATACAAATACAAAAGATATAACAATCAATTTACCTTTGATATTTGTAGTAAAAGAATTGGTTATAAAAAAGATAAGTGATAATTATACTGTTATAGTTAAACCATATTATGGAAATAAAATAGATGAATTAGACTCAGTATCTATAACAGCAAAATCATCTATAAAAATAGTTTCTTATGGGACTAATTGGTGGATAATATGAGTTATATAGAAAGACTTCAAATAGGAGAAGTCTCAAATAAGAATTCTACATCTGCTTTATTGAAAGCTAATGGAGTTTTTACTGGTAAATGGGAAGATGTATCTAATTATAATTCTGTTATAATAGGAATTAAAGTAGATAAGAATAGTGCAACAGATGGACTATCTATCCAATGGAGTTCTAATGGTACTACTATGTGTGATTCTGATAGTTATACTATACTTGCTAATATAGGAAAAGTATTCACGTTTACACCAGCAAGAAAGTATATTAGAGTTGTATATACAAATGGTACTGTAGATTTAACTTCTTGTGGTATTCAAACTATATATAAACAAGGTGGTATTAAAGCATCATCACATAGAATTAATGATGCTATTGTAGCAGAAGATGATGCAGAATTAGTTAAGTCTGTTTTAACTGGAATGAATGATAAAGGATATTTTGATAATGCAAAGATGTCTAATAAAGGTAATCTAAAAGTTAGTCTAGATGAATATGGAGATACTCCTTCGATAGATCCATTTGATAGATTAAGAGTATCAACACCATATACAATATTTGATTCTAAACAATTGCATGATTCTCAACCTTTATTTTGGGATGAAGAAACAAGTGCAGGACCATCTACACATATTGCTGTTGATGCTTGTACAAGAATGGCAGTTAGTGCTACACCTGGAGAATATGCTGTTAGACAAACAAAACAAAGATTTAATTATCAACCTGGAAAAGGAAGTCTAATATTATTGACGTATTATGGTGAACAAGTAGATGGCATTAGGAAAAGATTAGGTATTTTTGACGGTACAAGTGCAGACTATCTAATACCAAATAATGGGATATTCTTTGAAACAGATGGTACATTATCTTGGAATATTTGCAAGAATGGGACTATAACAGAAAGTGTATCTCAATCTAATTGGAATGTAGATAAATTAGATGGTACTGGAGTTAGTGGAGTAACTTATAATGCTAATTCAGCTCAAATAGCATTGATAGATTTTGAATGGTTAGGAGTTGGTAGAGTTAGAGTAGGATTTGTTATTGATGGTATAATTAGATATGTACATTATTTTAATCATGCTAATGATACATCATTTGACAGTGTTTATATGTCAACACCAAACTTACCATTAAGATATTCTATTGAAAATTTAACTGGAGAATATGACGATACATTTGATCATATATGTTCAACTGTTATAAGCGAAGGTGGATTAGAAGAAACTGGTATATTGAGAAGTATAGATAATGGTTCAACTCATTTGAATGCTGATGTTGTCGGGACTACTTATGCTTTATTAGGAATTAAGTTAAAAGCATTATATAACGATATTACAGTTACACCAAAGAAAATATCATTATTAAGTTTAACTAATGATGGATTTAAATGGTCATTGAAATTGAATCCTGTAGTTGCTGGTACATTCACATATTCTGATTTAACTTATAGTGCAGTACAATATGCTATTGGAGTTACTGCTAATACTGTTACTGGTGGATTAGATATAAGTAGTGGTTATGTTAGTGTTGCTAGTGGAGTTACAGAAGATTTAACAACAGCATTAAGAATGGGAAGTACAATAAGTGGTAGTATCGATAGTTTAGTATTATGTGTTACTCCACTTTCTGCTAATGCTGATATATTAGGAAGTTTAACTTTTAGAGAATTATTATAAGAGGAAATTATGTTATCATTGATTGGTACTGGAATAGGATCTGCGTTATCCTATTGGGGTGAGAAGAATAGACAAGTAGAAGAAGAAAGAGCAATAGAAGCTCAAAGGAAAGCATTAAAAGAAGCTAAATATACTTCTGGTGAAAAAGCTAATATATTAGATAAAGTAGGCGACCAATATAATACTTCTAATCTAAATATAATGAATGCTTCTGCATTAGGATTATCTGGTGTATTGAATTCTGATACTCTTAGAGGATTAACTGCATCAAGATTATTGGGCGAAAGAGCTAATAAGCTATCTGAAACTGAATTATCTATATTAGATGCTAATAAGAAGATAGATACACAAATTGCTGGTTTAGGTAGTGCATCTCCTGTTAATATTGGTAATATAATAGGTGGTGGATTAGCTGGATTCCAAGCTGGAGAAGCATTAGATAAATCTGGAGTCTTTAAGAATCTATTCGGTGATTCAAATGCAAAAGTAGGTGCTGATGCTATTACAACAGCAACAAATCCAAATCCTCCTTCTTTAACTGGAAATGAATTGGCTAAGTACCAAGAGCAAAAGAAACTATGGCAAGGATGGATATAATGGCACAATATACTAATACAGTCTTGCCGGCATTAGCTATGGTTGGAGACTTCTTAACACAAAGAGCTAAAAAGAAAGTAACTTCTGACTTATCCACTAATCTTATAAATAGAATACAGGGAGCAATGAGTACAGAAGATTTAGCATTAGCTATGCAAGAAAGCCAACAAAAGTTATATGCTAATACATATATAGATCCTGAACAACAAGCTAGAGTTGGTCAAGTATTAAACCAAGCTGGTAATTATAAAGAAGTTGTTCTCAATAAAAAGAATATGCAAGATAAAGCTAATAAGCTATATCAAATTCAATATGATGCAGTTAAAGACTCAGAATTTGAATATAATGGTAAATTATTAACTGGTAAAGGAATAGCAGACCAATTAGCTAATATAGCAGATCCAGAAATTAAAGTTGCAGCGTTTGTTAATTTAACTGATCCAAAGAATATTGCTAAAACTAATAGAAGCATTACTAATACAGATGGTAAGTACCAACTTAATGAATCTATTACTGGTAGTAGTGGGAAAGTATTCCAAACTAGTTCTTATGATATAAGCAATTATGGTAATAAACCTTATATTGAAATGAATAAAGAAGAAGGTTATCAAGAAGGAATAGATAGAAATTTAACAGCAGAAGAAGCTGGATATTTAACTACATCACAAAAAGCAGAAAGAGACAGACTTGCACAAGAAAGAAGATTAGATAACCAAGAGAGAAATGCTAATCTTCAAACACAAATTATGAGAATGCGAGAAATAAGAGACCAACGATCATTTGATAATGCTAATAAAAAAGAAGATATAATAAATGTTACTAATAATGAAACTGGCAAACAAGAGCAATTGCTTATTGTTAATAGTGGACAAGTAGATGGTAACTATCAAAGAAAGATTTACAAATTTGGTAATGATGGAAGAGCAATAGAAGTAAATCAAAATGAAATTGAAAATAATTATACAGTTAGTTATATACCAACAGCAGATGACAAAGTATATGTCCAAAAATACAGTAAAGATATAGACAAAGCATTGGCTAGTATTTCTAATAATGTTGATGTTATTGATTCAGATTGGAGTATGACTGATACAGATACAGAAAACAAATTCACTGAATTTAGAAAAAACTATCCTGCTCCTACAGCAGCAAATGCTATTCAAATTTATGATATGCTAACAGTTGATGGTACAATTGATAGAAAATATCTTGTTACAGAAGTAGAAAAGCAATATGAAGGTTTAAAAAAATATTTAATTGCAACAAATCAAATCAATAGAGATGGTAGTGTAAGAACTGTATCAACTAAAAAAGAACAATCTAAACCACAACCAAATATTCCAGACTCTCCATTAAAACAAAATACTAATGGTAATAAAGAAATTGATTTAGGATATACTGTCAAAACTAATCCAGCAAATACTAGTAAAGAAGTTTCTAGTAGTCTTCTTGAATATTTTCCTAAAGCAAAGGATTCTGAATTAACTAAATTAGGTAATAATTTTAACCAATAAGGACTAACTCAAATGAGTGATTTAAGAAATGATATTTTTTCTTTATTAAAAGAAAAGAAAGTTTTGAAAAGTGATTATTCTATTGATACATTTAAAGAGAAGTTATCTTCATCAGAGAATACTGATTTAATATATGATGTTTTGGGTGGTGGTACAATTCCTAAAGAAGAGTTTTATCATTTAGTTAATCCAGAATCTAGTCAAGATGCTATTGCACAAAGACACAATACTCCATTAGAAGGAATGAATTGGTTTCTTCAAGCTGCTACTTATATTGGTGATAATGTTGTTGCTGGTATAGAGAAGGTATCTGGTGCTTCAATTAATCCAGGTTCAGCAGATAGAGCTTCTGATATAAATCAACATTTTGCTATGGCAACTGAAGGAATGTTTAAGAACTCTTGGGATTATGCTAAAACTGTTGGTTTAACTGTAGTGCGAGATAGTTTTGATAGTCCCTTTACCATATTAGATAAAGCTTTAGGAATAGAGAAAAAACAAACAGCTAATAAAGATGAATCAAAAATTATGGTTGAAAAAGAATTAGCTAATTCTTATGAAAACATACATAACACTAATACTAAAATTAGAAATGAATATATTGCTACTGGAAAGATAGATCCTAAATCTACTAGTATAATGGCTAGTTTAATGGATTCTGCTCCTGCTACTGTAGCAAGTCTTGCATTAAGTTACTTTACAAAGAGTCCTAAAGCTTCTATGGCAATGTTTATGGTTGAAAGTGGTGGTAGAACTGGTGCAGACTTTTATGCTGAAACTGCAAAGAGAAAAGAAGATGGTTCTTTGATACCAAATACTGGTAATGTTGAACATGGTATCTTTGGTACTCATATAGGTATTATTGCTGGTTTAGTAGAAGGTGGTACTGGTTTTGAGCATTATGCTGCTAAATTAGGTACTAAACTTGCTGGTAAACAGATTGCTGAAGCTACTGCTGGTATTACAAAGAATGCAATGCTTAAGAAGATGGCTTATAATAACTTAAAAGATTATGCATTAAATTCTGTTGGTGAAGGTTTAGAAGAGGTAGTACAAGGTGGATTAGAGCAATGGGGAAAGAACTATCTTGATTTAAGAAATGGGTATGATCTCAATCAATTAAAAGATGGGTTCTTACAGGGAGCATTTGGTGGTTTAATATTAGGTGGAGGAATGCAAACTGTATCTTTTGCTAGTGACTACAAAAAAACAAAAGCAATACAAGAAACAGTAGAAAAAGTATTAGATAAAAAAGAAAAGTTAAAACAAGCATTAAAGACTGACAAAAATATATCTCCAGAAGAGAAAAAGAAATTAGAAGATAAACTTAAAGAAGAACAAAGACTCTTAAAGTTGTTATCAGAAGCTTCCCCAGAAGAGTTTGGAATGCATGCTAGTAATTTAGTCCATACTGTTACGTCTTCAATGGAGATTATGAAAAGGAATTCTGAAGCATATACTGCTTTTATGCAACATAAAACTAATTTATATAATGCAGAGATAGAAAAAGGTTATAATGAAAATACTTATACTAATTTAATGGAATCAGAAGAGGAAGGTAGATTAGCAAAGTTATCTGCTGAAAGTAGCAAAAGATTTAGAACATTAACAGAAAAGTTTAGAGAAGAAAGAAAGAATGATGAAGAGTTTAAGAAACTTAGTGATAAAGAACAGAATGAAGTTATTAATGCATTAGCACATACACATTTATTAAATGGTACTGATTCTGCTGAATATAAAAAGTTATCTGAAAAAGCTAAAGAATTAAAATCAATTAAAGATAAGAAACAAGAGAAGAAAGATTTAACTCCAGATGATAAAATTGAGATAATGAAGTTAGGAAAAGAATTGACTAAAATTAGTCAAGAAGCATTTGATTTATTTAATCCTATACATCACGAAATGTTATCACAAGGTTTAACAGATGCTAATATTCTTAAATATAGTACAAAAGAAGAGATAGATAATGCTCAACAGCAAATAGATGTATATAATGAAAATCAGAAAAGAGTACCTACTATAAAAGAAGATATTAAACCAGAAGTGATGGTTAACAAAACTGTTGATTTATCAAAAGTTTTGGAAAGTTCTAATCCAAAAGTAAATAAGACTAAACCTGAACTTCAAAAAGAAGCTAAAGATTTAGGTATTGTACCAGAGAAGAAAAACAAAGTAGAATTACAAGAAGCTATAGATAATAAAAAGAATGAAATTCAATCTAATATTTATAATGCTGGTGATGAAGAACAAATAGTTAACCCAGAGGTTACATCTAATGAAGAAGGGACTATTACATTAAGCGATGATCAATTAAACCAATTGCAGAGTTTAATGGATGCAGAAAAGAATAAATCTAATACTAAAATAGATGGTTCTGAATTTGGTGAAGATGGTGAAGGTAATAAACCTATATCTAAAACAGATAAACCACAAGATGTATTTGAAGAATCTGATTCTGAATTTATTGAAAGAAGAAGACAATATGCTAGGCAAGAAGTAATTGATGGTAAAGGTATTTATGCTGTTATAGGAGATAATACATACGTTTCTATTGATAATAGATTTACAGTTAACTCTAAGACTGGTGAATTGATAAAAGATAAAAAGTTATTAGAAGAAATAAAAGCCAAGGGAAAGAGATATGAAGCTAAAGATAAATCAGTAGATACTCAAAATACTTCTTCTGATGCTGTTGAAATTATAACAAATATTTTGTCAAAAGAAACATGGAATGAAGCTGCTACTTGTAGTGGAACAGCATGTTATGATGTTAGTGATAAAATTATAAGCGTTTTATCTAATAATAACATTAAAGCTGTTAAAATGGATGTTAATGCTCAACAGTTAGATAAAAATGGAAATCCTGCATCTAAAACTGGTGATCATAGATTAACAGTTATCGAATATAATGGTGAATTTTATATAGCAGAAATACCACAACCAGCATATTTAACATATGATACTAAAAATGGAACTATTGCTTTTAAAAAAGGAATAGAACTGAAATCTCTTAAACCAATAGTTTATCCTTTTTCTGAATGGATAAATAGGAATAAACCTGACAATGTATATTATCCTGAAATAGAAGGAATAGAAAGAAATATTGAGAACATAAAACAATATATTCCATTGTTAGAAAGAAGAGTGTCCGAAAGATTAGCAGAAGTTCAAAATTCAAATGGGAAACTTCCTTTTATAGTTAAAAAATATAATAAAGCTAAAGATGAGCTAGATAGAGCTTTAAATGCTCTACAATCGGATAATACTTCTAACCTTATACAAAGTATGGGTAAGGAGGAGAAAGTGTCACTACAAGGCTCTATGGACGTTATATATACTTCTGTAGGTGGTCATTTGATGGAGATTCAAAGTAATCTACATGAATTGAAAGATGGTGATGTTTTAACAGCAGAAAAACTACCAAATGATATAGGTGCAACAAATATAAAGACTGGACTTGTTTATCCTTATTTTCTAAGAATTGTAGGACAGAATGGTAAAAATTATGGTGGTATTCCTTTTGGTTCTGTTGCAGATAAAGAAATATCAGATATGATTGACAATGGAAAAGAAGTACAGATACATGTTGTTAAATCTAAACTTAGTTCTTTTGATTTTACTTATAGTGCTAAAGAATCTATAGTTCCAATAGAAAATCCAATTAGTGATTTGAATTTTAAGACTATTGCTGATTATGCTTCATCTTTAGCTGAACTTCAAGATGTCAATCCTAATTTAGTGAATTTAATTAAAACTTCTTTAGGTAATGTTCAAGTTGTTTCTGCTACTCCAGAAACTGTTATCAACAGCAATGGTGATTTAATGGGTACTAGAAAAGCATTATTAAGCAAAGATAATGGAGTTTATACTATATATGTTAATATGGAAAAGACTAATGGCAGAGAAGGTAATTCCATTATACACGAAGGATTACATAAATTCTTGAGAGATTCTTTAGATATAAAAGGGGTAGATAATAAAGGTAATAGCACATACAATAAAGAATTTGATTTAGATTTAAGAGCAATGGTTAAAGAGATTGAAAAACAAATATCTAATACTGAATTTTATAGAAAGAATAAAAGTGATTTAGATAGAATATTTGATTTAAATTCTTTTAGAAGATTAGGGTTAAAAGAAGATCAGATTGCTAATAGACAAGCTGAAGAGTTCTTAGCTCATGTATTTTCCGGTACATCTTCTCTTAGAGGTTGGATGGAAAGAACTAGTGTTAATGTTGGAGAGGATTCAGATACATGGTTTGGAGCATTCAAGAGAATATTGTTAAAGATATTTAAGAAAAGAACAGATAGCTTTACTTATTTGAATTATTTAGAATCTATATTTGATTATAGATTAAATACTAATATAAGTGAAATTATGGGTGAAGTTAATGAGTCTTTAATGGAAGAAAGTAATGATGATTCTTTAACTGATATAGAAAAGATAAATAAGTCTGCTGAAACATTAGATAATCCACATGTTATAGTAGATGCTGTTGGTATGATAGCTCCAAATGAATTAGATGCTATTGCTTATGTACAAACATTATCACAAGGTGAATTTGAATCTCAATTGTTTTCAAATGAAGATTGGTTAAAATCATCTTCTTTTAGTTTTGAAAGTGAAATAGAAAATAATCCTGGAAAGAGCCATATAACATTAGATAAGTTTAGAAAACACTTAGCTGTTAATATGTGGAGAAGAGCTAATTCAATGATGAGAGTTCCTACTATAAGACTTAAAATGCATGGTAAAGGAGAGAAGAGATTCTTAACTGTACAAGAATTAGGTGTTATACATAAAGATAAGAATAATGTTATTAATTATGGATGGACTGAAAAGAATAAGTTACAAGAAAGAAATAAACAAATAGGTAGAATATTAGGTCAGAATACTGAATTAGTTTATATAGATGCAGTGGAGTTTTATAATGGTAGTTTTGGTGATGTATCTAAACAAGATAATAAATTATTAGCAGAGAATTTATATAATAAAGGATATTTATATCTAGGTAGATTTGCTGATAAGAATACATTTGCTGCTATTAAATTAGAAAACCTAGAAGAAGCTAAAGTTAAATTAGCACAATTAAATTTATTATATACACAAAAAGCATCACAATGTTTTCAACAATTATTTCAAGAATTCCAAGAAGGTAAAAGCAAATACCCAATTAGTTTAGAGGAAGTTCAGAAAGTAACTAATACTGCTGGTGATATTACAAATGTTGCTAGAGCTTTAGTTGAAGATTTTAAATTAGGTGCTACTATTGATGAAGATGGTAATCTTAATTCTGTATTATATAATCCTAATTTTTCTGATACTTTTGATTTAATTAAGATATTCAAAAGAACATTAGATGTTGTTGAACAAACTGCAACTCCTACAGAAATAGATGAAGCTATAGATAAATTAGATGAAAAGAGTGGCATAGTAGTTAATGGTAAAGGAGAAGTTGATGTTAGAACTGCAATATTTGATGCCAAGAATAGTAGTGCAAAACAAACTGTTACTATTGGTGATAGAGAGATAGAATTTAATTTAATGGATATATTGATAAATGAATTAGGTACTGAAACTACAGATGGTGTTGTTATATCAAGAAGAGATGGATTCAATAAGTTTTATAGAGAAATACATGCAGAACTATATGATACTCCAGTTAAAGCTATAATAACTAATAATAGTAAAGGAGATTTTTCTACTCCATTTTTAGGTAAGATGGCTATTCATACAACTAATTCAGATGCATTAGAAGCTTGGATGAGAGAAAACAATATAGCTTTGCTTATGTCTTCTTCTGCTGTTAAAGTCAACTTAGATTTAAACAAGATAAATGATAATGGAGAGAAAGGTTCAATAGGGTATGCTAATAGTGACTTGTTAGGAATAGCACAAACATTTAATATACCATTAAACAATATTTATCGTCAAGGACAAAAGAAAGGTGTAAAAGATAATGCTAAAGGATTGGCTCAATCATTTACATCTAATTTAACTGTAGGAGAGAATGAGATATTCTTTGATAATGGTGGTATTAAACAATTCATTGATGAATTGCTCTCTTCTTTAGTTGAAAGTTTTGAAAAGGATATGGGCAATTTAGATGAAACTAAACTAATTAAAGAACTAATTAGACTATCTAGAGAGTCAACTAATCCACTGACTTCATCTCTTGCTAATATTGCTGTTCAATCTGTATTACTTGAAGGAGATATTAATTTAATAAATAAATTAAATGATATTAAAGATGTTGATAATGTTGTTAAACAAGATAACTATTTAGAAATAACCAAACTATTGAAAAAAAGGGGGATGGAAACATCTGGTATATTCTATTCACCAATGTTTTCTGATTTTGTATCTTCTTATATTAAAGAAAGTTTATCTAAAATATATACATTCAAAGCTCCAGCTTCTTGGGTTGTATTGTCTCCAGATTTAGGTTTCTTAGAAGAAACTAATATTCAAGGAATATTTGATCATATTCAAAAAGAAAAATTTCCATTAAGAAAGTCTATTGATAAATTAAATAATACTATCAAAGAATTAAATGATGAAAAAGAGAAGTTAGCTAGTTATTTAGATGGTAGTAAATCTGATAAATTCATTTTAGATGCTATAGATGATATAAATGAATCTATTAAGAAGAATGAAGGATGGTTAGAAAAAACTTCCAAAGTTGAAGATGTTGATAAAATGAATAAAGAAACTTGGAAAGAATTAGAAAAGATTATAGATGTTAAAAATGGTAGATTAAAAGAAGGTTATGGTTTAATATCTAAAGAATATTATGAGAAGTTTCCAATTCTAAAAAGAATGAATAAAGCGATAGTTACTGCTGTTCCTTCGGATGGTATATCAGCACAACAAGGTGTATATCTATTTCCTATTGAGACTGGAGATGAAAATATAATTAAATTGAATTCAGAACATACACAATCAAAAGTAGGAAAAGATTTTGATATTGATGTTATGAATATATTGTTTCCAGATGCAAGATATTTTTCTAATGATGCTTTTAATAAATATTTTGATTCTATAAATGGTTCTAATAAGAATTTAGATAAAGTATCAGCAAAGGTATATGGCAAAGTATTAGGTAAAAAGTTTAAGAATGAAGATGGTAGCATAGATCTAAAAGATTTATATTCTATGAAGACTAGATTAGAGTTTATGCAAAAGTTATTTGGAGAGAAGAAACAATCAAAAGAAGTTGAAGATTTATTGTTTGGAAGAAAAGTATTCTCTTTGATACATGATTCTTCTCCACTTCTTGATAAGTTTCAGAAATTGATTGGTATTGCAATCAATATGAGAAAAGTATTAACTATTAAAAGTGAATTAGGAATGCAATCTCAAATTGGTGGTGTAGATGTAGGAACTGGTGATATAACACTAGCATATCTTGCATTAATGGTTTACACTAATGATATGGTTGATATTCCTACTAATACTAATGGATTATTCTATTCTTTGACTCCAGCTAAACTATATGCAAAGATTTATGGTATCTCTAAAGAATCTGCTGAAATAGCTTATGCTGTTGATAATGCGTTATTTAGATATGCTTATCAAATATCTTCTCAAAGGAATGTAGATTCTTTTACTGATGATTATTCTTTAAGTGATACTATCAAATACATTAAAAATCAAAAGAAGATTAATACTGCAATTAGCAATAGTGATTTATCTACTCTTACTTCTTTTGTAATGAAAGAAGTAGCAGAAAGTTTAGATGAAAAACTAACTGCAGAACAAGAGAATTTGGTATATGAATATTTAGATAATGCTAGATTTTCTAATAGTGTTATGGATTCTGCTGCTCTTAAATCTGTCGAATTAATAGATACATCTATAATAAGAAACTTTGATGTTTCTCCTAAGCAAAATCAATCTTGGAATAGAGATATTATGTATGCATTCGCTAATAACTCAAAACATATTCCAATAGAAGTTAGAGAAATGATTGCTCTTATTAATGAAAAAACTAAGAAATTAGTTGATGAGAAGAGTCCTTATTTAGAAGGATATAATTTCCTTGCATCTGAATTAGTGAAGACTACAGACCAAGAGTATAATGCTAAAATAGATAGAGCTAAAGCAATAAACACAAAGGTTGAATTAGCTATGCTAACTAGTATAGATGATACATTGGATTGGGCTAGATGGGTAGTAGCAGCATATCTTAATCCAGTATCTATGACCAATAATCAATATGCCAATAATAAAGATGGTAAGATAAATGTAATCAAATTGAATATGAAAGCTAATAGATTTGGTATTCAACAAGCTCTTCCTGGATTAATGTTAAAAGCTATTAATAGAGAATTAGTACCAAATGAGAATGCTAAAGTAGGACAATCAGTTTCTGTTAGAATTGATGGTGTTACTATAAAATTTGAATTAACTAAATACAATAAGATTTCAATAACTTATGAAGGTAAAGCAGTAAAGCATTATTATAGAAATACATTGGAATTACAAGAATCTGCTAGAAAAGGTGATAGAATAGCTAATCTTTTATTGACTAAAGCTGATACAGTAGCATTAAAGAATGAATATGCTTTAAGTAATCTAATAGATTTTAAGAAATCAACTTCTGGTGAAGATAAGTTTGAATTAGCTTCTAATTATTTAAATAAATTGATTAAAGAACGTGCTATCGACAGAGATGGTGCTACTTTATTGTTCATATCTTTAGTTGGTGGTACTTCTGAAGGTAGTTCCTTTATGTTCAATTTAGACCATGAAAAAATAAATGAGAATGATTCTCCTACAAACAAAACTTTATTGAGATTAGCAGCGAATACAAGATATGGAAGAGACTTCTTACAAGCATTTGCATCTATTTCTACTGAATCATTTAATGATAGTGGAATAGGAACTTCTACAAGAGTATCTAGGTCAATACAAGAAAGTAATGATATAGAAGTATGGGAAGAAGATGGCAAAATAGATGAAGGTAATAAATATATTGCTGATAATATTACAGTAAATAATTATGAAGATTTAGGAAGTTTTCTTAGAGAAGATTATATATATAATATTATCAGAGATTCAAAAGTATTTATTGATGATGATAATCCTTTGTTTTCTGTATTTAATTTTAATACTGGTAATGAAGATGTTCTGACTGCTAATTCTGTATATAACAGCACAATATTTAGACCTATTAAATTTCCTAAAAATAGAGATAAAGTTAAATTGGAGAATTTGTATCTAACTAAGATGGAAGAAATCAATAAACTTCATAAGAGTATGGAAACAAACCAAATTGTTATCAATAGAAACATATCTCTTAGATTAGATGCTGTTATGGATCATCCTAGTGGACTTGTAGCTAAAGCAGTCAACTTTATTACAAAGAGAAGACAACAGAAAATAGAGAAAGAAACTTTTACAAAGAATGTAATAAGATTAGTGGAAGAGAATCCTTTGAATATTTCTGTTAAAACTACATATAAAAATGGAATGTACAGTTACACATTTGCTCTAACTAACAGCAAAAAAGAAAGAGTATCTGACATAAATGAATCTGAATTAGAAAATGTTATTGGTAATGAAATAAATAAACTTAAAAATCCTAAAGAGTACCATACAATGTTAGCTTCTATTGAATTTATGAAAATGAATGCATTAGAAGTCAGATATAAAACAAATTTATCTGGATTCATTGATAGGTATGTTAATTCTTATAGGAATTTCTCTCATAGTGAAATAGTAGAATCTATTGCTGAAAAGTATAGAAGAATAGTTTCTGCTAAACCATATAGTTATCCACATTATTATACGAAAGAAGCAATATTAGAAGTTCTTAAAAAGAATGTTGATTCTAAGTATAAAAAGAATACTGAAGAAGAGAAAGCTAATTTAGTTAAGAAATTATTTGATAAATTAACTAGAGTTGGTGAATATTATAATGGTAATGATGTATTTGATAAAGATAAATTGTATATCCAAGATTCATTTGTACCACATCAATTAGCATCAAATAAACTGTTTACTTCACTTAAAAGTGATTTAACTTCTTTATATTGGTTAGAATATGAAACAGAAGCTATAAATAGAGGACAAGATAAAATAATTGTCAATAGAATGAAACAGCATTTTGCTATGAATGCTGGTTATACTATGTTATCAAAAGAGAATAAATCTATTTCTAAAGTTAAGAAAGATGATATGATTAGCTTCTATACTTATGGTCAGAAATCAGATGAAAAAATAAACTTAATAGTAGAAAAGAAAACTGATAATGGAATTTTTGGTAAGATAGATAAAGAAGTATATCTCAATACTCTTAATATGAAAATCAAATATTATGATATGCTATTAGATAAAGGATATGATGTTATAGTAACTGAAGAATTATTATATTATTACAAAGAGTTATATGCTAAAGGAATAATAAACATTCCAAATCCACCAAAATCTGGAAAAGATTTATTATATGCAGTCTCGTCAGGATTAAAGATTGAAGTATCAGATGAACAATTATTAGGTAGTTATTTAACATCAAGAATATTTATAAAACAAAGAGATAGCAAAGGTAACTTTATAAATATTAAAGGTGTAGAATCAACTAAAAAGAATACTATATGGGATAAATTAGCTACAATATGGTTAACTGCTATGAGTGGTAGTATATTGGGTACAATAGTACCTGCAATAAGCAATTACATTGATGGTTATTGGTCATTGATGAATACTTTAGGTAAAACTACTATGTTGAAAGCATCATTATATGGTGGTAAGTTATCTGATGTTAATTTAGTTAAAGCTGCAAAGAATATTATAAATGAACCTACATCTCAAGGTGGATTCAAAGAATATATGGAATTAGCTGATACTCCTATCAATAGTGTGAATATAGAAGATAGAATGGAAGTTAAGAAGCTAATTAAAGCTCATGTTATTAGATATGCTCTTCAAGAAGGATTAGTATCTTTATCTTCATTAGAAAGTAAAGATAGAAGAGTGATGCAACAAATATTAGAGAATGGTGTACAGAGTGCTGATTTTGAAAAAGCATTAGCTATTCTAACTAAGATTACTGGTGTATTAACTAGTCCTTTTGCTAAAGCTGAACAAACTATAAGATTAAAAGCTGCATATTCATTTGCATTCAAAGCTATTGTATTGGATGGTAAAACTAATTCAAATCAAATTAGAACAGAGATAGAGAATGGTGTAGCATTGACTCAAGGTTTATATGGTCAATTATATCGTAGAACTCAAGAAAGACATTCTGCTGGTAAAGTTGCAATGCAATTCCATCAATATACAGCATTCCAAAAGATTGTGTTTAAGTCTGATAAAGAGTTAATGAAAGAATTGAATCAAACTTGGGCTAATATATGGAGAGTAGATGGTAAGAGTCCAATAGCAGCATTCTTTAAAGGTGGTACAGTCAATGGTGAAATTAATATGGCTAGAACTAGAGCAAGAAGATATGCTTATGATTATACTATAGGTGTTGGATTGATGACATTGTTTCCAGGAATGAGAGTAGGTAATCCTTTAATAAGAGTATCTATAATGGCATTAAGAATGTTATTAACAGCATTAGTTAATGGTAACGATCCAGAGCCTAAAGAAGTTAAATCTTTGTTATTTGCTTTTGTTTCTTTGTTTGCTGGTTTAGGAATTTCTCTTCCTACATTTATGGTTTATAATATTATAAATGATGAAGATAATATTGTAGATTTACATCCTAGAGCAACATCAATAATGATGAATATATGGGATATGATTGATAGAGATACAGCTAAAAATAATAGAAGTGAAATATTGCAATCTAATAAAGATTGGGCTAAAGTTGAGAAATCATTTATATTTGGGTTCAATCTATTTGCAGCCAACTATTTCACTTATGGAACAAAAGAACAAGAAGATTGGGCTAGAAGGAACATAGTATCTAAAATTACATATCAATTTGAAGATATGCCTAAGAATACTATTTCAACTGTAGGAGAATTTGTTCCTATATTGAATCTAATAAATGAAAAAAGAATTGAGAAATATAAAGGATATTAAAATATATGCATTGTTTAAAATGTAATGAAGAAGAAGTTCAAGAAGGTTTATGCAGAACACATTGGATAGAATCTAAAGAGATAGAGTTTACAGATAATACAGATTGGGATAATCTAGGTATGATTAAATGGTTAGCCTTTATGTTCCCTGTTCATTTTAGAAATAACTTCTCTAAAGAGCATATAGAAGTATATAAAACATTATTAGAATTATATGATCCAAGATATACGAATAAATTACATAGATTGAGAGAATTGATTGCTTTCCGTTCATTTGCTAAAAGTAAGATAATTTTTGGATTTATTCTGTATGTATTAGCACATAATAATGTTAAAGTTAAAATTAAATCTACAGATGGAATGATTTCAGAAGTAAAAATAGAAGAGAAAACTATTATTATCTTTTCTGAAACTGGTTCTATGGCAGAAGATTTTGTTGTTAATATTAGAGATGAAATATCTACAAATAAAATGTTCAAATACTTTTATCATTTTGTTGTACAGAATGCAAAAGATTCTGATACCGGTCAATGGACTAGAACAGCATTTAAGATAAATGGATTGTTTGTATTAGGATTAGGTGCTGGTATGCAAGCTAGAGGTAAAATAAAGGGTGCTTATAGACCAACATTAGTGTTCCACGATGATATTTATTCCGAGAATAACGTATTAACAGAAGATAGAAGATTAAAGATTAAGAATTGGTTTTATAATTCTGCTAATAACTCTGTTGATGATTTGTTGGGTAAAATATTCTTAGTAGGAACAATAGTTCATGACGATACTGTATTAGTAGAGTGTGAAAAGAGTAGCTCTTGGAAGACTCTTAAATTTTATCCTATGCCTATACATAAATTTAGAGAATTCATTAAACTATATCTAAAAGTCAATTTAGACAAATCTGAATGTATATTACCTTTTGAAGATGAAGAAGAATTTATAAAGATTAGAAAACAAATAGATTTCTTTAATAAATTAGAAGAAGATCCATCTTGGGAAATAACTTGGAAAGAAAGAGTTGGTTTATATTTATTAGCATCAAAATATAAAGAAGCAGTTGAAAATCAAGCAATAGCTGGATTCTATCAAGAATATTTCCATTTAACGATACCATCAGAATTAAGAAAGTTTAATGTAGAATATTTTCAAAAGATTCCTGGTGATTGGCAAATAAAGAATGAATTTGGTTATAATTGGTTTGTATGTGATAAGATGTTTGATCAACCACAAATGATTAATATAGAATTAGGTGTTGACTTAGCTTCCGGTAAAAAAGAAGGTGATAATGTAGTCATTGCCGTTATAGGTAAAACTTCTAATGGCAAGATATTCATATTAGATATTAAATCTGGTAAATTTGCAATGAGAGATAATATGGAGAATGATTCTCCTAATTATGATAGAGTTGATAGGATATTAGAAGATATAACAATGGTTAGAAAGATAGGATGGATAGATGAATTATTTAGATTATCTTTAGAATATAATCCAAGAGTTATCAAGATAGGTACTGGTGGAGGATTAGAACCTACAGTAGTTATTGAAACTAGAAGAGTATTTAATGCTAATGGTAATTATACAAATATTATTCCAAGAGTTCAGACTACAAGTGATGGCAATAAATTTGAAAGAATAGAAAATACATTATTACCATTATATGAGACTATGTCTGTATATCATAGAAAAGGGTTAGATTCTTTAGAATATGAATTAGAGTTTTTAAGAAAAGCTAAGAATGATGACCATCCAGATGCAGTTGAAGTAGCAGTACATAACATTCAAAGACCTTCTCATGTACCGTATACATTATTTACTACTACAAAAGAAACAGTTAAATTACCTACATTAGGTAAGTATGCAGTTAAAGCAGGAGGAACGTATGATTGGAGAACGAATATGATTGCATGTATGATTAGTTATTCATATCTTTATAATGTATTTTTTTAATTTATGAGGATGTTATGGATACAGTAGATATACCAGGTTATGAAGGTTATTATAAGATTACTCCAGATGGTTCAGTACATAGTGTTAGAAAAAATAGATGGTTAAAACCTGGTTTCCGTAACAGAATAAGTAGAAATGGCAAGAAAGGTAATACCGTAAAGCAAGTTCATCTAAGTGTAAAACCTGAAGGTATGAAATGTTATAACATAGGAAGATTAGTAGCTCTTTCTTTTATACCAAATCCCAATAATTATCCACAAATAAATCATATAGACGGAGACTCATCTAATAATACGATTGAGAATATTGAATGGTGTACTCAAAGCCAAAATATTAAACATGCTTATGACAATGAACTTATGACTCCAAATAGAGGTAGAAGAAAGAACTCAAAAAGAGAACAAAATATACATTTAACTAAAAATAACAAATATACAGTTGCTGTTACCCATAAATATAAAGTATATTCTCTTGGAACTTACGAAAATATTGGAGATGCAGTAAAAGCAAGAGATAATTTTATTAATAGTTTATAAAACTAACTCTTCCAACCATGAGTATAATTCACTTTCCAACTTTCACTTTTAGCAAAAGAAGAATATAATTCTTTTAATTCTTTTGATTTGCAATTAGGACAAATCTTGTCATCTTTTGGTAACAATAATGTAAACTTATTATCACATTTAATACATTTGAATTCTTTTAATGGCATTCTATTTCCTATTTTTATTGGTAATATAATGTTTTTTTTGTATTTTACCAAAAACAATAATGGAGTTAATATCAGATACTTTAAATTAAATGGTCAATATGAAGGTGATTGGGAAATCTTTGATTCTAGAGAAGAGTTTATAGAAAAGAAAGGTAATTTACCAACATTTATGTGGGAAAGAGAATCTTGGAAAAGATGTATGGAATTTGAAACTGGTATGTGGATAGAAGCTTCTGACGGTTATATTGTACCGAGTTTAAGGAAATTCTATTCAGAAAAGAAACCATTACAAATGATGATAAGAGTTCCTATGGGAACATTTTTCGTTTATGTTAAAAAGAATGGGACATTAGGATGGCAGAAGTTATATGCTCAATATGCTCAACAAGATCTATATTCTTTATCACATAAACAAGCTATTCATAGAGACCCACATATTAATAAGAAGAAGGTATTATTTGCTAGTCTAATAAATCAAGGTTTAACTCCACACGTTGCTCTTAGAGCTGCTGGTGCTATAACAAATGAAAATAATAAGACTTCAATTAATATACAATTAATGGATTGGTTAACAGATGAAAAGGTGATTCAAATGATAGTAAAAAATAATACATTCATTGATAAGATAAGAAATGATGAAGAATTCAGTGATGAAGTTATGATTAAATATGTTAAAGAATATATGAATAATGTTAGATTAGGATCTAAGAATCATTTAGATTCTATTCCTATTCTTTTAACATTATTAGGGAAGACTCCAGTTAATGTCATCAGCACAAACAATAAGTTTGAAGGTAATATATCTGAAGCATCATATAATGATATTAAACCACCTTTGTTAGAAGAATAACTTCGTTAGAAGAATAAATACAATATCCTTAAATTCTTCATTAGATGAGTTTTAAGACACTTTCTCTTTCTACCCATAAGTTTATATGGATTTTATATTAAAGTGTCTTAGAAGTGAAGATAGATGCCTTAAATGTGATTCTGTAATACATATATAGATAAGATATGTTAAAGAATAAAAAAAAAGAAGAGAAATCAATCTCTTCTTTTCACTAAGATAAGGTTAAATAAGCGTGGATGTTATATTTATAGATGCACTACCCACTTTTCCCAACTACGAAAATAATTAATCATTATCAAATTATCGAAATAATTTATATATCTTTCCAAGTTTTATTATTTAATACATCAGAAATAATACGTGGTGAGATAGAATAAGCTATTGCTAATTCTTTTTGTTTAATTTCCGGTATAAGTAGTTTTATATTTCTAATTTCATTAACAAAATCCCAGTTTAATTTTGTGGTTCTTCGGTTTTGACTATTTGTAGCAATAGTAACCCATCTACAATTATCTGGTGTATAATTTTTGTTGTTATCAATTCTATCAATTTGTAAACCTTTTTCCCATCCATTTGCTATACTCCAGTTCAAAAAAGTATTTATCGACATATTCCATTCTTCGCAAACCGAAATTCCACGTTCACCATAATATTTGTAGTTCTTACTATTTGAATTATTACATCTATCTTTCATCTTGATCCATGTATCATATAATGCATGTTGACGAAAGCCATGTTTTATACGATTACATCCACAACTGTTTGCTTTCCTAGTTTTGGCATCCGCTATTATAGTTTCAAATTCTTTTCCACAATGACATTTAAATCTTGCTTTTCTTACTATCTTGCCAGAATAGATATATGGTTCAATTTCACATAAAAAAGTTAAATTATTGATAATTTGATTTGGTTGGTATTCAATTTTTGCAGGCATGATAAACTCCGTATTTATTTGTTCCGTAATATTAAAGCAAGAAACGGATTCGGAATATCCGCTTATCGAGTTGCAATCTCTATCTTGCTTTGTAAATATACTAAATACATTAACTAATTTCAATTTTATGCTTTTAGCTTACCATCTTAAATTAAATCAAATGGAATAACTGGAGTTCTTTTGAACTCCCACCATTCTTTTCCTTCGGAGAATTCTCTTTCTCCCCAACTTCCATCCCTAAACCATATTATACCTGTAATATGATTAGTAGTATCATAATTATCATAATTATCATATTCATCAATTT